GACTATCCCCTTTTTTGGTTTTGTTGGTTGCTTCTTGAATTGTATTCATCATATCGGTTAGTTCTACAGATGTCTAGTTGGTGATACCCGTAGGCTACCCATAGCCTAACCCCTTTTTTCCATTTCGGACTTTGGAAAATTTTAGTTGAGAAAATACCTAACCGTATTTTTTTAGTTCGGGCTTTTTCTGTAATCGTATTTTTTTAGTTCGGGCTTTTTCTGTAATCGTATTTTTTGGGGTCAGTAGTTGCTCGTTTATTTCCACTCCTCTACTGCTAAGCCACACTCAGCGCAACTATGTTCAAGCAATTCTGCTATGTGCCAAGTTGCGATAGGGTGCTTCTCGTTGCCTTCGGGGTCAGTGTCAGATAGTGAATGACCGTGTTCATAACAATAGATGTCAGCGAACCACGAGTAGCCTACAGTGAATTTATCTCTCACGATTGAAACTCCTTTTCAAGTTCAGCCATCATCTTCAAGTGGGCTTGGTATTGTGCTTCACAAAAGGCAATCGTGAGTGGCTCTAGATACTTCCAGATAGACGCTTCTAGTTCAGTGATGATGTTTTGTAGAGCGACACTTTTGTTGAACCACCTAAGTTGTTTGTAAAAGTTTAGTTCTTCGCACTGCTCTATGTAATTGTCAAATGTAGTTTCTTTGATGTTCATTATGTATCCCCCTTCATTGAGATGATTTAACTATAGTAAGGCACTACTACAGATGTCTAGTTGTGTATGTATGTATTCACCCGTAGCACACCCGTAGCACTTGCGAACTACTGATATGCCACGAGGGCGATGATGACGATGTGTTGCGATGATGATGACTATTTGTTCTGCCACTCAACTTTGTTCGCAACTTTTATATTCAGTTGAGCGAGGATTGATGATTGACTCAACTTGTTATGTTGTAATTTCCATATCGTCTCACCTTGTCTGAATCCTTTATCAGTTTTGATAGCACCAAGTAGGCAAGAGTAGGAAGGCATATAAAAGAAACCTTCAACAACTGCTATTGGACTATACGACTTCGCAATTACGAAATCATAACTAATGTCTTTGTGAGTAATCGGACTAGAGAGTTCGTAAATGAATCCCAATCCGTCATTCGTCTTGCGTATTTTTTTGGCTAACATTATTTTTTATCCCCTTTCAGTTGGATAACTAAATGATAGTGAGACACTTCATCAGATGTCTAAGTGATTACTCGTGAGCGTGATTACAAATAATCGAGATGCTACTTGTCGAATCAAATCGACATCGGGGTCAGCCCCGCCGAACTTTTTGGCGCACCCCAGTGGTGGTGGGGGTGCGTATTCCAAATTTTTTTGGTCGCCAAACTCCGGATAGATTTATCCAAACCTTCAACTTTTCCGCCCAATGACCGCCTCAATTCTTCCAAGGTTTTGGGTAGCAAAACTAAAATATACAGAAGGAGCCTTATTTTGGTTTAATTTATCTAAAGTTTGGGTAGGAACTTGGGTATTTAGTTCGTATAATCCAAATAAGTATGACTTCTATTATAAATGTGAAAACCCCTGTTGTGTACGGCTCTTTGACGTATGTTGTTTTGTGTTATTTGAGGATGAAGAGATGTCCAGTGTCTGTAGATGACTACCGTAGGTTCTGCTTACATAAATCTAAACCATCAGACATAGCTCGTTCTTTTGACGTATTAGTTCGTCACAGCTTTGCTAAATACACACTAGATAGCAAAATCATTATCACAAGCCTTGGTATCGAATACCTTTATCTAATTGCGCGAAAAGTAGAGTCGGGCTGTACTGGCACTAAAAATAAAGAAGATGCTCTTTTAGGATAAATTTATCTAAAGCAGCGAATTTTGCAGCTCGGATAATTCTGAACCCAACCATTCTTTGAGTCCAATTGGGTCGGGGGTCAATACTGATATTCCTGTACTGAATATGTTGCTAGTTGGGTCAGCGATAATAGCAATTTGTACGGGCGAGATAATTTCTCCGTCGTGAATAGATTCGGCCCACTCGTTGAATTTTCTTTTTCGTTGACCTGTTGAGTCGTCCCAATTTCCTGTAGTCCAGCCCTCCAGCACGGTGGTCCAACCATCCACCAGAGTGTCGTAGAAGCCCCTATGGTCGTCGCTTTTGACCCATTGGCGTGTAATTAGCCAGTCGGGCTCAGACATCTCTTCTCCGTTCTCATCTATACGCAAATGCTCGCCGATGAAGTATTTGGTTGTTTGTCCATTGGTTGTTACCATCATTACAGATGATGATGATTCGTCCATATCTCTACAGACAGCGCAGAGATAGTCGCTTTTCGTGGTGCTCCAACCGTAGTCATCACCGTCGGTGTTTATGGCTTCACTGCAGCCGCAGCACTTATTTTGTTGGGTCATTCTGATTTATCCTCATCGCGAGAAGGCACAGCTGTCGGCGCTGGGATAAAACCATCATTGAAGTTGGGGTTGTGTGTATGCGGTTTACCATTGGTTCTCAACCAACCACACCAGCACAATTCCTCTTTAGCGGCCATGTTTGTCTAGTCTTAGGTTGTTGAGGCGCGAATCACATATTGGGATGTCTAGCCTGTCAACATGATTGACGGGCATAAGCACTGCAGTGCTCTTGCCAAAAAGCTCGGGCTCAGTCTGAGATATGGCGTCAATGACTTCGCCAATCTGAAGATTGTGTGATTTTGTTTCTTTTTTGACTAGACGATATTTTTCTAATGTTTCTCTGTCGAGGAGTTTTCTCATATCTACCATCGCCATTAATGAATCTATGCCTATGCTCATGCTATTTCTCCCCCAAATCGACAATTGCGTTAATTATTTTTTTAAGACGAATAATCTCTTTTTTTAATTCATTAATTTCTTTGTTTTCTTTACTATTGTTTTTGTTGGTATTTAGGTTTTTGAACGAATTTACAGAGTCGACAGGTATCGTCCACTCATATCCGTGCATCCCCCATACCTTGTCTGCATATGCCAAAATATTTTTTCTAATCATGCGTCGGACCGTTTTTTCGGATAGACCCAATTCTTCCGCACATTCTTTTATTGATATTGAATTATCGTTTGTTTTCCCGGTTCGCCATAACTTATTAGCGGAATTACGTGGGAAAAAATACTGTAACCCATTTTTTCTTTTTACTTTATAAACGCCACTTATTTGACCATTATAAATTGCTCGCCTAACAGTGTCTATGGACACGCAGTGCTCATTTGCCGCTTGATTAATTGAAATATCTGTTCTGTTTTTTGGTTCTAGACACACTTCATATTCATCTTCTACCATCAGCATTAGTTTTTTCTCCTTTAGTTCATCGTGCGTTGTTCCATCAGCATATAGGGAGCCATATTGCGGCATAACCCCTAATTTGTTGCTTTTTTTTAAATTACAATTCGTACAAGATTTGACTAGATTAAATAGGTCTTTGCTGCTTCCGGCATATTTCGTTTTAGGTATGACGTGGTCAATATGCCATTTATTGCCGTCTGGGTCACTAGAGCTTGACCCAACCCTTAGACAGTAGGAACAAATTTGTATAGGTTTTAATTTTTTTAACATAAGTTTTTATTTAGTGGGCCCGGTGGGGTTCGAACCCACGGCCAAGGCATTATGAGTGCCCTGCTCTAACCGCTGAGCTACAGGCCCTCTGTTATCGCTGGTGGCTCCTGTGGGCCTTCATCCATTGCATTGTCAATCCACGTCCATGCTGTAAAACCTGGTTCATTGATATCCCCATCAATGCAACCACCACCACGAAAAATAATGTTAACCATTTGTATGTTGTCCCTTGGGTTAAATACTCCTTCGATTACCTTAAAGTCAAACCCAGCTTCTGCAAGTCGTTTGGTTGCGATATCTAGACCGTCATTCTGAATATCAATCAAAACGTTGTCCTGAACACAGTCCCAACTCTTTGTCCAAGTCATGCCAGTAACGAGATGGTCGCTATATATAATGCGTCCTTTGTAGTGCGTAATCATTGGCTGCTTGAGCTCCGGAAGATTGCACCAGTAATCAGTGTGTCCATCGCCACCAATGTTCCACTTAGCATACGCTCCATCAGAGCGCATTTTCATAAAAGCTAAGTACAAACGTAAATAATCCGAATCCTTCGGATGGGATGTCGGCTCCTCATTGCGTTTACGCGTCGTCCTGACTAAGCCATCGCAACCAATAACGCGAGACCTCGGAACCCAGATGCGATAGCTATGGTCGTATTGTGTTTCTGGACCGTCTGTGAGACGTAAGGATTTAAGGCGTTTTACCTCTTCGTTTATGCGAAATTCTAATTGATTAAGCGTTTTAGTCATATGTGCTCCTTTTTATTCTCTATAAATCTCTTGGTGGTATCGGTATCCCACCTCCAGCCATTTTTTGGAATGTTTTTTCGTCAAGTACATCAAACGACCAGGCATCCTGAGTAAACCCACTATTGATTTCATGTGGACGGCGGTCCAGTAAAGAAATTAATCTACATCTGGCAATTTGACCATTAATCATTGAATTGACATACCAGGTATTGACTGGGTCTTTTGTGTGCCAAATCACATAAATACAGTTGCGCGTTTCGCCGGCTTTTGTAATTTTTCCGAATGTTCCCTTTTGTGACACTTATCATCCTTTGTTCTGACCGCTGAGACGTAGGTCCTCTTTTATGAATTCTTTAGGTGTGAAGCAATACTACCTAATCCCTTCAGACCATTCACTATCAGATGGTGGTTGATTGGCAATTGAATAATTCCTGTAATGCAGCGAGCTAGCCGCATATTCTGGGTTTAAAGTTTTGAGCCACCCTCTAACAGATTTCATTAATACACCAGATTGCCCTGTTGCTTCACAGGTTTGAGCTGCTTTTGCTTCGTATTTAGATATGACCTCATACATTTTGTTTCTTTGTTTTTCTGTGGTGTCGTTACACGGGGTCATGTAGTAGCGCAATCCGCCAAACTTTTCCTTAACTTGCAGAATTTGATAATCGGGGTCAATTGCGGTTAGTTCTTTATCGCAGTCGACGACAATCTGATACCAGCCCTCATCGACATTGATGTACTTACCAAAAGATGGGGGTATTTTTTCTTTTAGCGCTTCTACTTGAAGTTGCAGTTCGTTCATTGTTATTTGAATTTTTTGTCCATTGCGTCTTTTAGGTCTTTATATAATTCTGATGCTTTCTTTTGGTTTATCTCTTCAACATCCTGTAAACCGTCAATCATTATTTTCATAAATGCTGAGGTTTCTTTGAGCTGGCCATCTTCCAGCACTAGCTCATGAAGTTCCCTCTTTTTCTCGTTTGATGCCAAAAGATATAGCTTGATGTGCTCTCCATTTGGGCGCATTTTTGTAAAAAATCTGTATTTCATAATATGCCTTTTTTTTAAAAAAAAATTTTAGGGCTGCTTCATTTTTTTTATGAGATTATATTTTTGTTTTTATTTGAAGTTACCCTCGGGGATTTTCGGCCGAGAGATTTGTCGATTTCCAAAATTTGTTTATCGATTAAAGCAATTGACTTATCAATGTCTCGTATTTGTTTTTCTAACTGCTTGATATCGTCGTCTTGCATTAAATCTCACTTTCGGTGAATTATTTTCTGACTAAATCATACTGTTTAATGGCATCAAAAGGGGGACCCTCAAGTATCAAGCCGCCGGGAGCTCCACAGGCATGAAGCAATGCATCCCTCAGTACGTCGGCAAGGATTCTCTCTTTTTGCCATTCGCGAATCCACGCATCTCTGTCTAATCTGGCAGTGACTATTTCTTTTTGTAGTTTTTGAATGTACTCAAGCTCAGTAAGGCCTTCTTCAATATAGATTCCCCTAATGTCAGATTCCCCTGATTCACTCATCGCCATTTTCAACCAAGTCATAAGCTTTGTTGGATAAAAGGTCAGCTACTTCGTTGGGCATAATTAAAAACCCCTTTGCCGGATTGTCTGCGCCGCCGAAATCTCGTTTGGTATTTTGGTTGTACTTATATGGATTTAGCCGTAAAAACCTTTTCAGCCGAGCGACAGAAACAACCACGAACCCGCCCTCTGGGGAAAATATGTAAACCCACCACTTAGCCGTGGTTACGTTAATCCCACTTTTTACCCAAATTCTGTTGCCATCACTATCAACCGCGCCTTTGGGGTTTTGCTCTGTTTCAACAACCATTCTGCCATTTCTGTATCGGTCACTTTTTACTTCAACAGAACCGCCAGACAATTCTTGCATGAAACCATCAATAAGCATTTCGCCGTCTTGACCATAAGCCAAGTCTTTTTTAAAATTAAATTCCCGACCAGGAATATCGAATTGTGCGCTCATAGGAACATCCTATACGAACGTTTTATGGTTTCTTTTTATTACACCTTGTTTTATCCCAAGTACATGGGTCCCATGGACTCCAACCTGAGTATTGGTAAAGCAAATAACCTGCCTTAAGGTTTGTCAGTGGGTCCAACAATGGCTCTTGGGTGCAAATATCTAAATCCAAACAAACTCTTGCCCATTTGTTTCTTGATAAATCGTAGTTAACACCATTAATTTGAAGCAGTCCTGTGTCGGAGCGATGGTTCCATTCAGAGACACCTGTGATATTGCAGTTTTTGTCGACAATGTCTCCACCCCTGCGATTTGGGCAGCCACCGCTTTCTCTCAAAATTATTTCCTTCAGTTTTTCATGGGTCTTTTCAGGCCATCCAGCCTGACTGGCCAACTGCGATAACCAATCAACACGACCATGAGCAAAAGTGATTTTTGGGGTAGCAGCAGGGTCTAGTTTTTCAATATTTTTATGCACAATTTGATTAATTTCTTCGTTTTTGTTCCCCAAATATTCTGGGGCATTCGCCTGAGATGATGGTGTTTGAATTCCTAAGACAAAAAAAAGTAAAGAAGTAACCCAACCTGCAAAGATTCTCAATTTTGACTCCTAGTGTCGGTTGATAGGGCAACAAGCTTTTAGTAAATGGCTTGCCTATGTATTTATGAGTAATTCCATTATATCAAAGCAAAATGTTGGGCGCAACATTACTTTTGTAGCCTTTGTTTATAAGGGTTTCCCCGGCTTCATAAACTATTCAGAAAGCATTTCCCGCAAGAATTTATTAATATCTTCAAGCTTTACTGTTAATGTAATTTCTCCATTTGGATTAATACTTTTGACATCTAAATTCATTGAAGCACACAATAAGCTCGCAAAATTTAATGTTACGTCGTCGAACTCTTCATCCTCCTCGGGTGTCGCCTCTGAATCCCCGAAAAGAAAAAACATCATTGCGGCCATATGGGAGCTAATTTGCAGGGTGGCGTCACTAGTGCTTAGTGCTTGTACGGCTTCTATGCCGTCTTCTTTTGTCTTGCCCAAAACTAGGCCTTCTTTTGATTTAATTACTTTGTTTTTTGCCATAAAAGAACCCTAGCACCCAGTAGTTGCGGACGTGCGAATAAGCTGATATGGTTTATCTGCTGACAAGTTGTCAGTATTTACGTAGAACCAAGGAGAAGAAATGAACCCAACACCAACCGTGATTACGGGGAACGTCACAAGCGAACCCGAACTCACATTTACCAGTAGCGGACAGGCTCGCCTGTCTTTTTCCGTAGCATCAAATTATGTATGGTACGACCAAGCTGGAGAAAAGCAAGAGAAAGTATCATTTTTCAATGTTGTTGCATGGCGTTACACTGCCGAGAATGCAGCAAAAACACTTGAAAAGGGAATCGGAGTAATTGCGATTGGCAGACTTGAACAACGCAGCTACGAAGACAAAGAAGGTAATAAGCGTTCAGCTATTGAGTTGGTCGCTGATGAAGTAGCAATTGCTTGTCGAAGCATTGACGCGGTAACACGTCGTGCAAAGCAAGAGGGTGGGGCTCAGTCCTCAGCCAGGCCGCCACAAGCAGCAAATCAGCAACGCCGTTCAAAGCCAGCACTACAAACAGTGGGCGCAGAGGAATCTGAACCCTTCTAATAGCGTTGTAAGTTTCAATTAAACTAAAACCCCCTTGTTAATTCTCTTCCGAGAAAGAGAGACAAGGGGATTTTTGTTTTATAGATTTAATTTTTTATGACCTTACCAAACTGTCTAAAAGTTTGAACTACCCCGGAATTTCTTAGTTCCTCTTCGCAATCAGTAATTGTGACCCAATCTGGGGCAACAAAATTAGGGTTTTTCTTAATTTCTTTGGCATAGGCGTCACGAACCAAAACCCATAATTTTTTTTCCCATTCTGTTTCGCTGAAATCATCCTCGCCGTCACCAAAATACTTTGACTTATATGTCTTGCCTTTATCTCTAGCCACGAAAGCCTCCTTTTGCTTGTGTTCCAGCCTAGCAGGTTGAGCTTGACCAAGAATTTTAGATTTTCTTTTAAAAAGGTTGTTTTCTCATTTTGTCTTAATATAATTGTTACTACCTACAGTCAATAATTAAAAAGGAGCAATAATGTCTGAATACAATAAATTGAAGTCAAGCGGATTGGGCCGAGGTAGGCCAAAACTAAGCGCCGCAGAAAAAGAAGCAAGGGCAGAACTTACCGCAATAAGACAAGAAGCAAGACGTCGTGCCCATATCGTGTTGCAACACAAACACGCTAAGGAATATAATCAAATTTTTGATTCTGAATTAAGCGTTTTGTCCAGCAGTCTTCGCAAATCAAAAAATACAAAATAGCTTTGACTATTGTGTTTTTGATGATTCGTCTGAAGATTCTGTCTCTTTTACTAAAGATTCAGGAGCGTCTTTTGGGGGATTAACTAATTCTCCGGTTTTGAAACGTCGCTTCTTGGCATAAACCTCTACGGCAAAATCAAGCATCGCATCTAAATCATTATTTCTTTCTTTTTGGTTAGATGCCAAAACCGCCATTTGTGACGAAAGCTCGTCGTCGCTAAAAGGCAGCATAATTGAGATTTTCCATTAGAAGATAGTACATTATTTTAATACAAAATATTAATAGACAATCTGTGTGTTGTCGGGATGAATGTCCAGCTCTGGTGATGGTTGTTCATCAATCCCAACAACGTCATTAATCTCTAGTGTGTCGTTTTTTGTTTTGGCGTATTCATTCATTATGTGCATATAAATTTGACCACTATCAAAGCTGCCAGACTCAGGGGGCGGGTTGGTGTATACGATATAAGTGCCCCCTAAGGCCAAAAACGATGGCGGAATGATGTAGTTCCTGGCGAAAAAATCAAAACTTAGAGGTTCAAAAATTACCCCTTCATTGGTTTCCTCTACGGATATATTGTTTTCTGAAGACTTCAACCAACCATATATTTTTTTTTGCTCATAATTAGCCATTAGACCCTCCCTTATCGGCAAGTCCAGTCGCTATCAGAACACCAATCGTAAACGCCCTATGTGAAGGGTCTGCATTTTTGCTTGTATTTTCGTAAAATATCGCTTGCATACCGGTGGTAAATATCTCTAAAGCATCAAATGGTCTTCCTTGATATATTTTGCCCGCATAGCTGTTTCCCCATTCATCAACTATACCAACTTCGCTTTTATCTCTATATTTTTTCCCGTTTTTATGTCGTAACGTTACTATTTGCTCATTCGCTTTTCTTCTAGACGCCCAGTACATCCATTCGAGCGCGGTCACAACCGGGTTGGCGTATTCAACGCCGTGAGATATTTCGTGCAAAGCCACTGACTCCCAATCATCTGTGGGACCATCTACTGGTGCTGGTTCTTGGGTAATTAAAACTTTTCCGTTTAGAACATTATGTGCATGAGCCCTGTTTTTTCCTGGCACAAGACGCCAAATTATACCTAATTTATGACCTCCTTTTTCAAGAGGGTTTTTATTCCATGCGTCAGAAAAATATTTTGAAATGGCTCGTTGTCTCCCTAAATAACCAAACGTTTCTGCGGCTCCTAGGTTTGCAAGTCTTTCAGCTTCTTTGGGCGGTAATTCAACAATCAATGAACCATTGGTTAAATTCTCGGGGATTAATGATAAAACTTTGTTCATTAATGGGATGGTCGTTGCGTGTCGCTGTCCCTTCTCGCCACCTATGTACTCATACGGATTGTATTTACCGAAGTCTTCATTAGGGTTAAGATTTTTAGCCCATAGATAAAAGTCGTTCAATCTTTGCATATAAAGACGAACTACTGTTTTTTTTACATTTTCTGGTTGCGTAAATCTAACACCTAATTCCCCCAAGGCCTGAACAAATAATTCTCTTTTTAGTTCTGCTTCTTGTCTTTCTAGGAAATCCTGAAGCCCATATTTTGTAAGCTCTGGCAGAGAGCCTCGCTCGGTCAGAGATTGTGTTTCTTTTAATAGCTCAAATGTTTCCCTTTGAAAAATAGAACGTTTCTCATTATATAATTTTAAAAATTCTATGAATGGAAGATTTTGTGGCAATAGGTATTGCGAGTTGACACCTTCGCCAAGCTTTTCATCATAATCAACACCAATATCTTCTCTTGCTTTAAGTGATTTATTGAATACTTGATTAACGTCTTCGTCTACAAGTGCTTCCCGTATTGTCTTAATGAGTAAATCTTTTGCTGATTTTTCATTAAACACGGCAACTAAAGGCGGTTCATTAAGTTCGGGAAGTGGATTTGGGGAATCTTCTCCAGAAGTAAACGCTTGACCGGTTAATATGTTTCGACGATATTTCTTTGAACCAAGTTTCGGGCCAAAAGCCTCTCCGTTTTGATATATTTCTCGTTCTATAAAATCCAATACTTCCGCATCTGATAATTCTGAAATTTTACGTTCTTCTCTTTGAGTTTGTTGAATAAGAGATTTTAATATTTGGTCAGCAAGATTTAGAGTCCTCATGATGTCGTGTGTGATTGCTTTATTCTCTTTCAATTCTAAAAATGCCATATCGGCTTCACTAACTAAATCCGTAAGGTATAGCCTGTCTTTCCAACTCTTAATGTAATAGCGGGTGCTATCACTAAAATTGACTACCGGTTGGCCGTCAAAGAAGCCATCCCAGGCATCATCTATCTTAAGGAGTTCTCCGGCAGTTAAATTTTTTCTGACATCTTTTATTAGTTGAACTAAATGGGAGCCAGATATCTTGTTGCTATTCATCATATATTCCATGTCTATGTTTGACGTTTTTTTTGGAATTTTATATATGTTGGAAACTATTGATTTCCTTACCTGTTTGTCGATTTTGGCCACATCCTCATACTTGCTGTCAATAACCTTTTGTATTGCGTTAAAATAACTAGCAACTTTTTGGTATGTTTTTTCTTTTTCAGATAATAAACGTATTTCTTGAGATTCTTTCGAGCCTTCTGTGGTCTTTCTTTCATTAATCAATTTTGATATTTTTTGGTCAATTATTTTGCCTAAATCTTCAAGTGCTTTAACAGCTTTTTTTTCTTCTGGACTAAGCTCCACTTGGTCATTTTTATTATTTTGAAACCTACTTCCCGAATAGTCTGCAATTTTCGCTATCGTATTAGTTATTCCGCCGGGGAATTCTTTTTCCAAAGTGTCAAGTATTTGTTTTTTTTCTTGGTCATCAAAAACTGGTGATTGACCCGAGCTTAATCTTGAATTATTGGCTCTTCTGTTAGCTCTGTTGGTTTTGCCAGACGATAGTTTCGGTTTATTTTCTGTTTTCAACGTTCCATTCTCGAGTCCTCTTTGTAGTCGGGGTAGTCGGGGTATTCCTGGTTGTTTTTGTGATTGTGCCGCTTGTCTTTCTCTCCATTGTTTAATCTGCTTTCGTGATAAACCAAATTTTTCAATTGCGCCTTCCATGCTCCCACCGTTTATGAAAAATTCTCTAAGTTCCTCACTAATTTGAGCAAGTAAAAATCTTTTCTTAATTCTTTCTCTTTGCAATTTTGATAATTCCTCATCTTCATTTACAATTTTGCGGATTATTTTAATGTCTTTTTTTAGTGTTTTTCCAATCTGGGCGATGTTCAGTCCATTTTTAAATAGTTCACGAACCTGTGGTATAAGAATCGACCGATAAGGCTGACTTCCGTCCCTTCTCGCTATTAGTTTTGGTTTTGTTCCCTCGTTGGCAAGCAACACGTCGGCTACTGCCGAGATATCCATCTTGGTGAGCCTCGCAACCTCGGTGATTCTTAAACCATCATTAAATAGTTGGATTATTTTTTCTTCTTTTTTTTGTCTTCTAATCTTTTCTCTAGTTAGTCTTAATTTTCTTGCTTTAGCAGATTCTGAAATATTTTTAAGTTTTATCACTTCTTCTCTTGAGGTATTGAATTTTTCCATAATTTCTTCAAACGGCATATCGTTTCTGATGGCTTCAATAATTCTTTGTCGTCGAGGAGACTTCGGATTGTTTACCCTGTATGGCAAATTATATTGCCGTGCCAAAAATTGGACGACACTAATAGAGACATTGTGTTTTTTTGCAATATAAGAAAGTGTTTTTCTTTTATCTTTATAGTCTTCTACGATAGACAGTTGAACGTTTAACGGGTAGTCTGCTTCTTTAAACCGACCGACCTTTGGTATCTTTGACTTCACATACACCCGTCTCTTTGCGGGTGTTTGTAGATTTGTATCTGTATTCGAGTCTCGTGCCGCTGTTAGGTTTTCGATTGGCAAAAACTGAGGCTCGGTGTCAGTGTTTTTACCCGAGCTTAATCTTGAATTATTGGCTCTTCTATTGGCTCTGTTGGTTTTACCAGACGATAGTTTCGGTTTATTTTCTGTTTTCAACGTTCCATCTGCGTTGTGCGTGCTGGTTTCCTTACCTTTATTTCTTGCTACACGCCTAAGGCGACTCTCCTCTAAGTACTCAGGAGATGAGAGTCTTTCCTTGGATGCTTTTTCTCGCTCTATTCTTCTAGCCATCTCTGCAGGACTAATATTTGAAGTTTCGCGATATGCGGCTTGGTTTTCTTTTTCTTCTGCACTCATTTCTTCGTCATCGTCGTAGTCGTCATCTACTTCAGAAACAATAATTGGTTTTTCTTTAATTTTCCCATTTTTATCCCATGGTAATTTAGACTCACTACCATCTCCCTTTTTTACTGCGGCTTCATATGAGTCAATTCGGCGTTGAAGTCTTTGCTTGCTCATCTCGCTGAGTTCAGGGGTATTCATTCCAGAACTTAATCTTGAACGTCTAAGAGTCGCTTTATTAAGGGCGTTCCATTGTCTATCTGAGAGCTTTCCATTCCTTCTGAATTGCTCAACAACACTTTTTGAGAAATCATCGGTTCTTTGAGATGCGATAGCTATGATTTCGCGTTTTTCTTCATCAGAAAGATTTATTCGTGGTTGGCTTCCAGATGAAAGTTTTGATTTATCCCTATTTTCGGGAAGCTTACGTATATACCTGTTTATAAAATTTGCGCCATCTTCGCTATATCGCTGCCTGCGTAGGTCGACGTTATATCGAGAAACTGCTTCATCTACAAGTTTTGTCGCTATACCTTTACCTTGATGTTTTGGGTCAATAAAGATATTAATATTCCCGCGTCTTTCCACAATTCGCGGGTCATCTGGGTCCACAAGAGCAAATGGATAATGATTTAAGATGCCAATAACTTTTCCTGAATCATCTCTATAAAGCAGACAATCAACCCATGTTGAATCATCAACTACGCCTTTAAAATATGAAATTCCCGACGGACCATCGTCTGGGTACTGTTTGGCTTGAGACCGAAATGGCCACACAGGGCCATCTAATTCGTTTTTTCTATCTTTCCAGACTTTTCCTTTATACGTAGGGGCACCATCGTATTTGCCAGAAGACAATTTTGAGTGATAACCAAATTCAAGAAGTGAATTACCTTCATTAAATAATTCTTTTGCTTTTACCTTCTTGGTCACTATTTCATAGTTGTCTTTCAACCAACTATCTCCATGTATTTTTGCGTATTCGGGGAGAATCGTTACCCAGTCGCCTTCTTTAATGTTTTTGCCCCTTGGGACCGCCCTATATATGGTTAATTCAGAGTCTGGTTTATTGCGGAGTTTTCTAAAAATAGCAACAGCTTTTTGAGCTAAATCCGGGAATGCGCCCCCATAAAGGTTCGCCCCATTTGGACCATAGATATCTTCTGGATATATGGCGCCATTAGCCAGGTTGTGTAGAGGTGCCCCACTTGACGCATCAGGAGATTCGTGACGGCCCTTGTACGAAGTGGTACCACTAGATAGTCTACCAAAACCAAATTCTTTTTTCTCCACTTCTTTTGGCACTGTGGATTTTTTAGGCGACGTTTCAGAAATCCAATTACTTTTTTGTTGTTCAAAATCAATAATTTTTTGTTGATAGTTTTCTAATTTGTCTTTGATTTTTTGGTCGCGCCAATTTTTATCAAAAATATCGTTGCTCCAATTTTTCTCAATTGCTTTATCAATAATTTTTGACATCAACTCTGATGTGGCTGCCGCATCAGCGTCTGCTGTATGGTGTTTTTTCCCAAGGTCTATGTTGAGATATTCGGTCAAAGCCTTTAGGCTACTTGACGGAATTTTTTCACCAGTTTTCCCGTCAGTAGTCCAAGGTGCGTCTTGATTTTCTTTTGTCCATTTAGGAATTACTAAGTCGGATACAACTTTCGTATCTACCCAGCCCTTTGGTCTCCATTCGATGCCTGATGATGTCAGTGCATCTTCTAGTACCGTTTTATCAAATACTGCATTTTGAACTCCAAAAATTGCATCAGGACCCACAAATTCGATTAATTTTTTATGCGCATCAGCTATCGATATTTGAGATGACAGCCATTCGTCAGTAAGTGGTTCTCCGTCTTTGTTTTTAAGATTTTTTTTCGACCAATCCCCAAGCTCTTCTCCCGGGTTCATAAAAATATTTAGTCGACCAATTTCCTTGCCGCCTTTGGTCTTTGTTACACCAAACTGCACTGGAGCGCCATTACCGGACGATTGTCGAAATTCGTCAGAAACCAATCCAGTGGTTTCGTAGTCAAAGAAATTTATTTCTAAATTATCGTAAATTTCTTTGAATTCTTTCCAGTTTTTTACATCCGCAAACACGTCATCAGCGCCATCAAGGAATGGACCATAGCTAGGGTGTCTTGGGTACGTTGGTCTTTCGGGTTCCTCAGTTTTTGAACCTGATGACAATTTTGTTAGCTTACGATTTTTTCTACCCGAACTTAAAATATTTTTTTCTCTTCTTATGTTTGCCTTACTGTCTTTCCACGCATCAACGCCCTTATCTCCAGCTAAAATTGTCTCTATATCTTGTCTCAATTTTTTATTTATTGCCTTAAGTTTTAGCTGCTCATTAGGGTGCATATAGGCAAGCATCCCTTCTGCAAACATTTCCTTCCTGCTCACGTGCCCATAAGATGTAATCGTCCTTGGCTCGTTCTGTGAATCTTCTAGTGGTTTTTTTGTTGAATGAAGATTCATGTTTCCATTATCAGAATTGTACTCAAGTGCAATTTTTATTTTTTCGGCAAAATCTGAATCTTGAGGATTAACTAGAGATTTGGGTGACCGTTTTTTATTTTCGGAACTTTCAATATTTGCCAAAAGCATCTCAGAGTGATACCAATGAGCCCATTCATGCAAAATAGTTCCAGAGATGCTTCTATCTATTACGGTGTCGGAGCTAGATGGTAATTTAGACGTTTGAAAGCTGCTTGAAATTGGTTCATTTGTTTGCCATGATTTTTTATCAATCACATTGATTGGATTAAAAGTCACCATTTCAAAATCAAGATGATTGCTTGCGGCAAATTGTGGCTCTCCAGGTGCATCTGGATACATTTTTTTGAGTGCATCATATAATGGCCTTACTGCATCTCGATTGTTGTATGTTTCTGCACTTTTTCTGGTCATTACCGTATATGTTGGTGAGCCGTAATTTCTTACGGCCCAAGAAAAAATAGGCGATTCGTCAAGAGCAGTTTTGAGTGCTTGTTTTAATTGCTTAGTTGAACTTTCCGAGTAATCAATTTCCAACCAAGGCTTTCCAACCCCCCATCTAGATTCAAGATATTTTTCTATAGTCTCTTTGTCGACACCGAATCCATCGGCCAGCATTTGAGAATAAGTCTGATACGAGTCGGGGACGAGGATGTTTGAAATCTGCTCATTGCTTAATCCATTCAACCATTTGGGGCCGTTTTTTTTACTAATTAATTTACCATCCAAAGAACTTTCGCCATATTTAATTTTTTGGCGAATTTTTTTTCTTTCATTTATTTTTTGATTATTTAAATTTATTTTTGGTCTAGCTCTTTGGGTTTCAATAATTGGTCTATCTCGCCCACCGCTCAGCCCGACCCATACAGGGTTAGTTGTGCCTTCGTCTGCCCAGCCATCTCTGTCAATGTCGCGACGATTTCCTGTTGGTCTCTTGTATCCACGCACACCACCAGTGGGTATGTCAATTCTTCCAGAACCAATCGTTCTTCTGTTTTTACCAATATTTGGCCTGCCCGCCAGGCCTCTACCAATTCTTTTACCGAGTCTAGATGCCACGCTTTTTATCTGCTTGCTATGTCTTTCGTCTCGTGGCGAGTAGTCAAGCTTTATAATGATTGGTTCGAACATAGTGGTATATCTATTGTATGCTCTGTCGACCTGAAGTCGATATAACAAGGTTTATTAATTATCTATTGGACAACAGGAAATCTTTGTCCACACTCTAGACATATTGTTGCCCATGGGTAATATCTCACCTGGTGACCAGGGTGTGGGCAGTCCAGAACGCTTGCGGCTTCTTTATTAAGAGCATCCCTAATCCACGAGGAAAGAGTAACCCCGACTTTATTGGATGCGTTTTTCCACCTATCTCGGTCGTGTTCGGTTGCGCGGATAAGGACTTGCTTGTCGGCTGGTGCATCGTCGGATTTTTGCATTGGAGAAACGGACATAGAAGTATTTTCTGCAACGTGATTCATTGCGGAAATCAAATTTGAGTCTTTGTTTTCTGTGTTGTTTTGTTCGTTATTCATCACTTTCTTCCTCGTCTTCAACAATTTCCGCATCATGTATTTCGTTTTTTTCTAAAATTTGATTTATGACAGATTCGGGCAAAACACCAGAAATACCCATTAATTGCAACAATTGCTTAGCCTCGGCTTCGGGGTCAAATCTGTTGGCGGCTAATTTTAAGCTGTCAGAACCAGCAAGTGTTGCTTTAATAGATTCAGTTGTTGATGATTTAACATCCATTTGAACATTAATATTCGCCTGGTCCATTCCCAAAAGCTTGGTTCTTCTATCCATGATTCCCAAAACTTGCTGTATCGCCTTTAAGTCCGGCTCAACTGACTGCTCTGTGCCATCATCCATGACCACACGTCTATGTTGCGTTAGAGGCCAGATAGCTTGTTGAAGATTGTCGAGTCGTTCTAGCTCTAGTCTCAAAACCTCAGGGTAAGCCAAAAGTGTTTCACTATTCATCTTTTGCAATTGTCTTTGTATTGCACGAGATACGACCGTTGTTGATACCCCAAAACGACGAGCTATCTCAGATGTTGAGGTTCCGGCTTGACGTAGTTTGAAAATACGTAAATCTCTGTCACTAATAAACTCCCTTGTGGAGATTTTATTAGATTTTTCATCACTCATACAATTATCTTAGACGCTTCTAGCACCTCAAAAGGGAAACGTTTCCCACGTTTAATCTTTACTGGCCAAGGCCGCTCATCACGAGCGCCTCTAAAATGTCTAATGTCATAAACATATGGGTCGGGAGATGTCGGGTCGGGTTGAAGCGAGATTCCGAACTCTGGCCACCTAGACCACACAGCAGAGCCAAATGGTCTTAGGTCTCTAGACGACATAGTCGTGCCCAATGGAGCATGATGCTCAAGCCAAAGAGCACATTTATATACGGTTCGGATTGTGTCTAAATACTTAGCCAATTCGACAGCAAGGGCTTCCGACGTTCTTCCTCCAGGGTCGATAAATGCTTTGTATAACGGTCCTATCAAAAGAATGTCCGGCTTTACGCTGTCAATTGCTTCCTCCAGAATTGCTCTATCCGACGCTTTGAGCAAGTCCATGCCTGCCGGTTTTGTCAAAATAGATGCAGTCACTTTTGGTACCCTACCCATACTCATTGCATTATTTAAAATAGAAGAAGACATTCTTCTAATAATTCTTTCTGGGTTTTCCAGGTCAACAGTAAGAGTTACTACTGGCTTCATTGGTTGAAAAGTAAAGGGATGAATACCAGAGGAAGAGCATAGAGCAATTTGACGAGCAAGCATTGTTTTACCAACGCCTTCGGCCGCAACGACAATAACGCGCTCACCTCTTTCTACCAGGTTTGGTATAACCCAATCATAGCTGTCTGAACTTGTTTCGTTAATAAAATCATTCCACTGAATGAGTCTGCCTGGGTCACCTGGGTCAACAATTGTTGATGCGGCAATAATTAACGATGATTTAGAAATTTTTTGTTGAGAATCTAAATCTGTTCTATCTAGTACTTCTTTAAGCCGATGGATGGCAAGGTCTTTTGGATTCAGTTGAGACTCATCAACTTCTTCTTTGCTCTCTGGCTCGAAAGCCACTAAGTCAGAAAGAGATAAGCCCTCGTTTAGGTGGTCGGTTACGTCTTTTGCTTTTGGCGAAATCCATATTTGAGCATCACAGCCCGCTTTTAACAATTCTTCAAGAACTGTTTGGGCGTGTTGTTTGCCTGGTAAATCATTATCTGCGATGATTTCAACTAAAGCACCCGACAGTGCCTCAGTGTGTATGTCTAGCCACTTTCCTGCTCCGCCGGGCATCGTGGTGGCACAAAGACCCATCTCGATAAGTGTGTTAGCGTCTTTTTCTCCCTCGACAACCCAAATAGGTTCACCCTTTGCTTTTGCCGCCAAAACTGCGGGAAGATTGTATAAAACTTTTGGTGTTTCGCCCAAAGAATAAATCCATTCACCATTTTCGTCTGGTTTTCTTTGTCTAAAAGTTTTAACGCCGTCCTGATTGACGAAACGTACTTTTTGAAACAATAAATGACCATGCTCATCAGTGAAGTCATAAGCAGCAACAAATTTTAATTTTTCTTTCCTTTCGGCTCGCTCCTCTTTTGGTGGCATTAATTCATGAACCTTAAGTCCTACGGCAGCACATATTTGATTTACATCACACCCACCGCCTCTATGGCAAGTCACCAGTACTCGACCATCCGAGCCCTCTGCTATGGATAAGGACGGATTATTGTCGTCATTCCTGCATGGACATTTAGCTTGCCAGCCGGAACCTGTTTGTCTCACCGACGACAAACGTGTCAAAAAATTTTCTGCTATTGGGCCTGGTGTTGGCATTTTATTGAACCTCAGACAATGCGGTTGGCCTCTTTAGACTCTTGGGCTGACGAATTAATGCTTCTCCATTGGCATTTCTATTACCTAATCCAGGTATAAATATTTTTCCATCCCGAGTAAGTCGAACATTGGTTTGAACACGTATTGCTGCACGTTGTAGTTCAGTTTTGCCGCCCCATATACCCCATGGTTCGTGTCTTAATGAATATTGTAGACATTCTTCACTGACATCGCAGGTTTTGCAAATCTCAATTGCTCTTCGTGTTTTTTCTTTTCTTTCACGGAACTCTTGAACTTTTGCTCCCCTGACGTGGTGGGGGAACCATAACTCTGTTGGATGTCCAACGCATTTACCGTTCTTCGGTGGATTATTAAAAGGCTCTTTATTATTATCCATCGACTAACTCCCTTTTGTGTAATTATGGTTTCATTAGCCTAGCCACATCTCCCGAAGAAAGAAAAATTATTGCATAATTTATTTCTAAATTTCCGTTTACGTCGCTGGAAATAATATCCACAGCGTCGAGAGGAACCCCAAATTTAGAAGAGAGTAAAGCTCGTGTTTTACTCAAAGTAATTTCATCAGACGCCATTAATGGTGAAGCATCGACGTATGGGCCCCTATTGGTAATAGAGAGAGCGTTAATTTCTTTTTGCCTTACGTCCACCCTCAAACACCACGCACAAGCAAGGCTTGGTGTTGATGATGCTCTTGGTCTTATTTCGGTGTGTCCACACTCAAGTAAATGTTTATATTTAACTTTACCCCAAGCACCCTCGCGACTAACCTCGACTATCTTGCGTCTAGGGGCGCGACGATGCTCCGTGGTCATGGCGCTATTTTTTTCTTTTTTGAGAAAGAGAAATTATTAAATTTTTAAAACCCAAAAAATCTGCGCAAAAAACTTTTCTTTTTCGCAGATGGAGCTACGCTGACTGGAGCCTGAACTGGCGTTGGCAACTTGACCTCTGGAGTAGCTGGTGCGCTCTCTTTTGGTTTTTGAACCACAGGTGCTTTGGCTGCTTTAGGGGTAGCTTTTTTCTTTGGGGTTGATTTTTTCTTTTGTGTTGTCATGGGCAAGAGCTTAGTACACAAAAATACTCCTTAGTGGATGTGCTCAGCACGACCATCCCCTGTGGAAGGGCTAATTGGCTTAATCTGGGCTTGTGGATGACTATGATAACTCCCTGAGCAAAATGGCCCTAGTCATGACGGCTGCTCAATTAGCCAAGTCAAATACTGTTAAAGAGGACGGGATAGGGGAGGACTTGAGTATGAACTTTTTTGGCTGGGTTGATGACCGTCTGGTTATTGTGTGCCAAATGAAAAGGGAGCTTATGAGCCTTTCTACCGATAAAAGGCTGCATATAGCGGCTGAGTTATGTTCGGTCCTCAGACGGTATTGGGGGGTGAATTCAATAGCCATGGTCGCAGAGGGTTATTGCTCGGCTAACCAAACCAGAACTAAGGATATGGAGCTTTCTATGGCTTTTCTTGACCCCAATATAGGGGTAAAAGAATGCATAACTGTTAGTCATGCTGGTGTTGAAGAAGATGGTAGAGCCCCATCCTACGTGAGCATGGTGGCAATTCCATATTCTTATGGCTTAAATAAAAGTATTGATTGGTCCGAGATTTTGGTTTACCCAAACGGGCCAGATGCTCAGCTAAGAAACGGACTTTATCCGAGAATGTTGCAATCAGTTTTAGCAGAAAAAGTTATTGATGATTTACCTAAAGAATCTTATGATGAGCTAAGAATACTAATTAAACATAACGGATTCTATGTACAGGAATTTAATTAATGTATATAATGGGGTATGCCGTTCTACGACTCTCCTTCATTTAGGGATAGGGCTAGTGCAGGATTGATACGTAATAGCGGTTCGGGGACACAACAAAACACCCCCTGTCCGATTTGCGGACATCCAACTGGAGATTGCGTCGGAGAATCTGAGCCACCAAAAATTATAGCCGGCTATGGCACAACAGAAGAACTTAAAGAAATTCAAAATTTCTTAGTTGAAGAAGACATATTGCAAACAGTGCAAATAACTCCATTTACAAGTGTTAAGGTAATCCTTCACGCAAAAGGGAAATACATACCATACAAAGAAGCTGAGAGACTAGGTCTAATCAAAAAATAATTTGATTAATTTTAGACCATTTTAGTATTCTGGTTTCGGTTAATATCGATAGACCAATTAAGCCACTTAAGGAAAATTATTATGACATTACTTGACCAAGAATTTGTAGATTCGTATTCCTCAAAACTGCCACCATGGGGTTTTAACGGGATGGGAGAAATTGTTTTCCTTAGAACGTATAGTCGCAAAAAAAGTAACGGTAATAACGAAACATGGGTTGAGACTCTTCAAAGAGTTATTAATGGTGCGCATGAAATAGGCGTCGATTACACCAAGGAAGAAGCGGAAAAACTATTTGACCATTGTTTCAATCTTCGTTGTTCTTTTTCTGGACGCTCTTTATGGCAACTGGGGACACCTCTTGTTCAGAAATTTAATGCCACATCGCTTAATAATTGCTATTTCACCAATATTGAAAAAATTGAAGATTTTGAGCTTTTGTTTGAATATTTAATGCTCGGTGGTGGTGTCGGTTTTTCTGTAGAGCGTTCAAAGATTCATGATTTACCAAAAGTTAAATCAGGGGTTGTAATTACTCAAGAGCGCAGCAATGACGCAGATATTATTGTTCCTGATTCACGTCAAGGCTGGAAACGTCTTCTCCATGCTGTTCTGAAATCATATTTTGATACTGGCAAATCATTTTCATATTCAACTATTTTGATTCGCGAATATGGAGCTCCTCTAAAAACTTTTGGTGGTACCGCATCCGGTCCTGGCGCGCTCATTGATGGAATTTCAGATATCTGTAAGGTATTGCAAAACCGTGAAGGCAAAAAGCTTCGTTCCATTGACGTATTAGACATCTGCAACATCATTGGACGTATTGTCGTTTCTGGCTCTTCGCGACGTTCAGCGCAAATCGCCATGGGGGACCCAGACGATGTGTTGTTTATCCGCGCCAAAAACTGGGCATCAGGCAATATTCCTGCCTGGAGAGCAAATTCGAATAACTCAATTTACGCAGACCATTATGACGAAATAATGAGTGAGCTATGGAAGGGTTACGATGGCACTGGAGAGCCTTATGGACTGCTAAACCGCCGTCTTGCTCGTAAATATGGTCGCCTTGGTGAAGTAAAAATTGACAACTCAATTGAGGGGTTTAATCCTTGTGCTGAGATTGCCCTTGCCGACGGAGAGTCATGCAACCTTGCAACTATATTTTTGTCAAACGTTGAGTCGCTTGAGCAATTTAAAGAAATCTCTCGCTTGCTTTACAAGACACAAAAACAAATCACTCGTATGGCGTACCCATATGAGAAAACAACAAATATCGTAAGCAAGAACGCAAGACTTGGACAGTCTGTGACCGGAATACTTCAGTGTTCAGATGAGCAAATTTCATGGCTGTCTCCTGCGTACGAATACTTGCAGGAATTTGATAAGCAGTACTCTGCTGAACGTGGGTGGCCAGAATCGGTTCGTTTGACTACGGTGCAGCCCTCTGGAACGCTTTCACTACTCCCTGGCGTCACACCAGGGATTCACCCTGCATTTGCCCCCTTCTACGTTAGGCGAGTTCGTTTTGGCTCTTCTGACCCGCTTGTCGATGCGTGTCGTAAGCGTGGATACAAAGTTCAATGGGACATCGGTATTGATGGCAGAGAAGACCACACGCGCTACGTAGTGGACTTCCCATGCATGTCACCAGAGGGCTCAATTCTTGCTTCAGCAATGACTGCAGTTGAACAGCTTGAATGGGTGAAAAAGATGCAGACTGAGTGGGCAGATAATGCTGTCTCCGTGACCGTCTATTACCGCAAAGAAGAGCTTGGGGAAATCCAGGAGTGGCTCTCAAAGAATTATGACAAAAGCGTTAAGTCAGTTTCGTTCTTGTTGCATGTTGACCATAACTTTTCTTTACCTCCGTATGAGGAAGTGTCTAAAGATGAGTATGACAAGATGCTTGCCAAGATTGACTTTTCGACCCCATTACAAGAAGTTGCATTCATGGGGGATTTAGACCTCGACAATTGCGCCACAGGAGCATGCCCGATAAAGTAGGGGTATGGCAGAAACAAGCGTCGATGGCCAAACGGATAAGGCAACAGACTTCTAATCTGTAGACTGTAGGTTCGAGTCCTACTCGACGCGCCATGAAACATATTATTCACGTTCATCAACAAAAGATTAAAAAAGGCCTCGCTGCGATTATTGATAGGACCTATAAGGGTTCCAAACACAGCAAGAGCATTACGATAATTTGCTCAAATTGTGGACATGAGGCAGCCAAAGTTGTGCAGTCAGATACACCAGACAAGTGTGGGGCTAGGGTCTGGATAGAGGCGGATTCTGTACTAGAGTAAATCTCCTATGGATAGAGGTATTGTCCTTATCGAGAATCTGGATATTGGCGATATTCCAAATACGCCCAAAAACTCAAATTTTAATAATTTAACGCTAAACCCATCTCGCAATATACTTTTAAAATATGCTCAAGTTTATGGTTGGCCAATAAGTTTTGCCCAAGAACAAAAAGGTGAATTAATCCAAAATATATTCCCAATTAAGAAAACAGAAAATCAACAGATTTCTACTTCATCAAAAATAGAACTTGGTTTGCATACGGAAACAGCATTTCACCCTTATAAACCTACCGCTGTTTTGTTGCTTTGTCTTCGTGGCGACCCAAACGCTATAACTACCTACGCATACATTGATGAAATTGTCAATCATCTCAAGCCGTCAGTTGTGGATACATTGACAAAGTTATGGTTTACCACTTCTATTGATGAAAGTTTTCGAACTAATGGTGAATTAGATATGGAAATTACTTGCTCCATACTGAGGAAAGATTTTTCAAAAAACGTAAACGCTGACCAATTTTTTAATATAATGTATGATGAAGTTTTAATGAAGGGCATAAATGATGAAGCCACTGATGCCTTGATGCACCTTAAAAATGCAATTAAAAATTGCACCCGTGAGATAGTGCTAAAAACAGGAGACTTAGTTATTATAAATAATAAGACAACAGTACATGGTCGTCGGCCATTTGATGCTCGGTATGACGGCACTGATAGATGGGTGCAGCGAATTCTTGCTATTGATACATTGCCCCCTACGTCTCATCGAGATGGGCATGTTATTATAACTAAATTCGGAAAGTAAATTATTATTAATTAAACCTTAATTTAAGGTTCGATAAAGATGCACTCACCAGGGCATTCTTCAGCCGCATCTATTACGTCTTGGAGCCTATCTTCGCCGAAAGAAGCGCAACCTGCGGCGCCTTCTGGGTTGCCTCGCGCTTTCGAAAATACTTTCCCATTCTCTTGGACGTACGCCAACCCATCCTCCAGCATGATGAATACATCGGGGGCTATCTCTGCGCACAGTCCATCGCCAGTGCATAAATCTTGGTCAATCCAGACCTTCATTATTTTTCTTTAGTGATGGGTCCACCGGTCACCCATGCACGACAAGTTCTTTTAGATGCACACTTAAAATCAAATGCTTCACAATAACCAAGTTGGCCAGCATCGTCAATTGCGTCCCATTCATCTTTTCTTTCTCCTCCGGTTACGCCACTTTCTATGCACGTCATCATGGACGAAGTTTTAATAAAAAGCGAACAGTTGCCACATAATTGTTTCTTAGCGCTGGCGGAGTCAACATCCCATTCCTTGCCAAGTTTCTTCCAATAATCGTCGTTTGGTTCAGATGGGTTCAACGGACCATACATGGCAGTTTTGATTGCATTGCTACGATTACGGAGATTAACGGCTATATCTTTTGTGGCTTTTGGACATTTTTCTGTTGCTGAATCACCTTTTGTCTCAAAACGAAATCCAGATATTTGTCCTTTATATGTTCCCCATGTATTGTCGCTCATTTTGCTATACCCCATTCTCTTTTGGCTCATGCGGCAAGCCTTTGTTCCGTCTGCCACAAAATATTCCATCACCTTGATAATCAAGCCAAACAGTGAACTCTTTATAGGGTTCTTCGTGTATTGGCCACCTACAATGTTTGCAGACCATTGGTAAAATTTGTGTTTTTTCTAAATTATTATACATCGTCATCTACTACAGTCTTCGCGGTTGGACGCATCGCAAATTCTTTTATCAAAGACCATTTAGAATCATAGTTCACAGAAAACTCATCAAATTCTTTAGAAAGTTTTTTATCTAGACCTTTATCACATAGCTCTAATACTAAATTACGAAAAGATTCTGAATTGGTTTTAAAAGATGGGTCAAGACCTGTTAGGGGATTACGAACACGGACATATTCAGCATTAACCATTGGGTGCATTATGTTGTATTCTGAATTCATTGCTGAAGTTAAGGCAATTTCTTCATTAGACCTTGTTTCTTCGCGTTTCTTTTTTCTTGATGGAGCTGGCATTTCTTTTGTCCTAATCTTCGTTATGCGACTAGAAACCTCTTATGTCGCGAGGAGGTTTTGGCGCGGATGGTTTTTGACCCGGGGGATATTTTTTCCCAGGATTCGGGTATCTGTCAGCTGGTTTCCTGCTTCTATCTGAAGATGGATTTGGGTATCTGTCGGCCGGTTTTCTACCTCTATCCGCGTTTGGTGGATTCGGGTATCTGTCAGCTGGTTTCCTGCTTCTATCAGAAGATGGGTTCGGGTATCTGTCGGCAGGTTTTGGATTGGTTGTTGCTGGTGTCCTCTTTTTAGCCCTGTCAATTTCGTTTTGTTTTTCCTCACCAACAGCTCTTGTCATTTGGTCATATTTTGCTCGTGCGCGTGCTCGGGCATCTCGTTCCGCCTTAGAACGGTCTCCCACTTTTGCATTACGCTTTATTCCTTGACGTGCAAGTTCTGCGCGAACAAATTTTCTACGAGCTTTTTCGTATGCAGTATTGCTTTGTTTTTTGTATGGAGCTCTTTGCTCTTGTGGTGTTCCGTCAAAAATCATTCCATCGCCATCGTGGTCTACTGCTTGATTAGATGTTGGGGATACTCCAGCCATCTGTCCAATTGATTGACCAAGATTTTTAATTTCCATGTCTAGTTCGTCTGATTTTTCTTTTATGTTTTTGTATCTTTCGAGAAGATTTCTTCCTTTTTCGGCAAGACGAGCTGCATCTTCTGCGTTCTTGGGAACACGTTCACCCCAAGCCGCTGCAGACAAAGCCAAACGAGTTGCTCGTCCTTTTTCGTCAACAAGTGGGCCTGATGGGTTGGTAAAAAACCTTGTTAAAAATGAACCTTTTCGACGCATTTTTTCTGGGGTGTTTGCGGCACCTTTTACTCCTGGCTTAAGATTCGCGCCTTCTGTTCGTTTGAAATAAGCCCTACCGGCAGCTGTTAGCCCACCTTTCGGGTCACGTATTTTTTGTTTTTCGGATTTTTCAGATATTTCTATTTCGTCTGTTTCTGTCTTCTTTTTAATTGGGACACAGTTGGGAACCATTTTCCCATCTTTTCCCTTTTTCATTCCCACCTGGATGTAGCCCTCCCAACATGGAAGTCCTTTTTCTTCTATATTTTTTATTTCTCTGTCGGTGTCTTCATTAGTTGATTCATCTGACTTTGATTGAGTATCACCGCAACAAGCAATTTTTAATTGCTGCTCAATTAGTAATAATTCTTCTAGAAGAATATCTTCGTCATTCATAATGAATCGCTTTCTGAATTAGGGTTACTCTGACCCTTCGGAGTCAGATGTTCCATTATTGCTTTTACTTTCAGGGCTACGCCCTGTTGAAATCATAATGCCCGCAAGGGTGCCTGTAATGAAGGTCGCCACAGAAGAAAGAACCCCAAAGAACATTTTGTCATTCTCTGCCTGTGCACCAATTGGTTGAGTCACAAACACCAATGCCCAAAGAACACCAACGGTTGTAATCAAAAGAACAAAACCAAGAACACAGCCGACCACAAATTTGAGGCGGGCATCTAGTTCTGTTGGCGTCAAACGAGGACGGTTATTAGAGTTACTTATCTTAAACATTATGCTCCAAACGCTTTCGTAAATCCTTGAGGACAGGTTTTTTTACAAATTAAATCTGCAATAACAGGCGCAAATGCCGCCCCAATTGCAATGAAAACACCCGCTGGTGTTGCCCACAGTTCTGTATGTTTCAAACTTTCAGCCAGACAATTTGAAATTATGTTGTCTAGCAGTGAATGGTCAATGCTGTTACTGACTTCTGGAATAAGCAAAAATGCATCAGCAATTATTTCGGTCATTGCTTTTACTACAACTGCTTTTTCTGCTTTGTCTTCAATCCAAAGAATTGGCTCTGCCATCAATGACAGAGTGGTTGATGTTGCGGCACCTTCAGGTTGCTCTGGTCCAAACGCGGCAAATACCGCCGCATTGACTAGTGCGGTTATCGCTAAGTTGCAAGCGTTTTCATCCACCCAATGGTATGCGTCAATTACTCCTGCTTTTACTATTTCGTAGCCGTCTACTATTTCTAAGGCAAGCAAGTCTTCAAGTGTGTGATTTTTTTCGGGATGTTCGTGGACGTATCTTATTGCGTGGCTAGTAAGCCCCCATGTATCACAGCATGAACCTGGTGCATCGCCACCCAAACCATACATTCTCACATAATCGTCACCACAATCTGAGCGATGGTAAACGATACCCCAACCATTTCTCTCAGCCATTTCAGTCTCCTGTATTTTGTGTGGTTTTTACTTTTGGTTCTGTTGGGTCCCAACCAAGCAGAACTTCTGTGCAGTTTCCATCCACTTCACATAGAGGTGGTTCACACTCTTTTTTCCCCCAATTTGTTGGGTCTTGACAAGAATAGCGATAACTACCGTCGTAACCGCAGCCAGTAAGCAAAAAAGTAATAACCAACCCAAGACTAAACCGCTTCATTCGCTTTTGCCTTCGCTGGCGATTTTTTGTCAACTTTGTTGAACACTTCATTTATTTCTGCATGCGATAATTTGCCGTCTTCAAGGAAGGCGCGAGACAAACCTTCTACAACTACTGCAACCCCTGCAATTCCAGCCATAAAGACGGCCTTGAGTACTGGAACACCAGCAATCGTTCCTGCGCCGATAACGCCAAGACCAGATGCTGCAAAAGTAGCAAGAATTCTAAGAAGGACATTTACAAAAAGGTCTTTTTTCATGCATTAATTATCCCACATTGAGGTTATTTAGTTTTGAACTCAGCCCAAGTTTTGTCTCCAACACCAAAATACTCTCTGGCGTTGCCCGACTGAATCATGTCTATATTTAGGCAGGCTGTCTGAGGGCTGTCTATATTATCCGATGAATATATTCGTGCTAATACACGTCCATATTTATCGTTTTTGTCAGGAATTGTGTTCACAAATACCCATTTATGATTTGAGCACCAGTCTTCAACAAACTTCTTTGCTTTGAGCCCTAGTTCTTTTTCCTTTAAGTCTTTGGTTCTTGATTCCGGTGTATTAATACCGTAAAGGCGAACTCTTATTTTATGGTGGACATTAAAACCTAAGTCCACCATCAAGTCGACAGTGTCTCCGTCGACGACACCCAGTATTGTCGCTCCGTACCAAAATCTTTGCATACAACTATTGTCTCACAAAAACAAAAACCCCACGCTTACCCATTACTGGGGGCGTGGGGTTTGTGTTTACTTAGTTATCAGGCTGGAGCGTTGTCGAATGTTACCTTCACGAACGCTTCTGGTCGCTTGACAGCAAGAGCGAGTCTTTGCTCTGCCAAGATAACAATTGCGTTGCGGATAAAGAAATCCGAATGCTGTTCGCTGATGCGAATGTTTGCCTGCTCACGGTCGTAGAGCTGAGCTCCCGTGCCGAAGGCGCCTGTCAAGCAGGTGCCCTGTGCGATTGCTGGTGTGTCAACAACTGGCATTCTCCACACCTTTGGTTCGCCACCCATTGCTACTGAAAGAGCAATCAGGTACTGACCTTGTGCGTCCTTTGCCAATTCGAGTTTTTCCCAATCCGATGGGTGAACAACAACGCCGCTTGGCTCGTAGTAGGCCAAGTAAGCGAGTGTTGCTGCACGACGAATTGCGTCTGCTCGTGTGTCTTTGACTGGAGCCGAAGCACCCGACGACCAGAGGTAAGTCTGGATGCCTGATGTCTGAAGAATACCCTTAAGGTTTTCTCCTGCACCGTCACCGTTGAGGATTTGTTGGTCTTCAAGAAGACGAAGACCGTACATCAACTCATTGTCAATGATTGAACGCAGCTGTGGTTCATCAGCAAGGACGTTGCGGTGTGCAGCCTCCCAGTGAGCCAATGTCTTCACTGCTACTTGCTCACCAACAAACGAGAAACCAGATTGTGGCTTAGCGGTAAAGGCGTTACCTGAACGCTCAGCAACTGATGCAGCGTTGTTGGTTGGTGCGCCTGAAACCGAGGTAAATCCAACTTGACGGAAGTACTCGATGACCGATGCTGTTGTTGTGCGAACTGGGAACAGGTCACGAACACGCTTTGTGCGCATCGGTGGTGTCACCATTGGGTCACGCTGAATGGTGCCGAAGTCGCCGAGACCCGAACCACGAGCAATTGCACCAACTGTTGGCATTGCACTGAAGACATCTTTGACTCCGTAGTTGTGTTGAGTCAACGATGCAGCTACCTGCCATGGTGATGACATGTTGTAGCCGTTGCGACCATTGGCGAGTGACTTGAACTCTGGTGAGTCAAGGAACATTTCGCCGATTGTCTTGATTTCGCGGCTTGTGAGTTGTTGAACACCTGCAGCTGCAGAAGCATATGCGCCTGCTACTGAACTTTGTGGCTGTGATGCCCACTGGTCAACTTCTTCCATTGCCGACAAACCAGAGATGAGACTCTTGATTTCTTTGATGTCAACCATGTTCTTGTCGAACGCTGATTTCTGCTCTGCAGAGACGACTACTGTGCCTTCTTCGATTTTAAAAGAATCAGCAATTGCCTTGTTTTCTGCCATTTTTGTGCGAAGAGCTGATTGCAGTTCTTCGACTCTCTTATTGTCTTGCGACATGATATTTCTCCTATTGAAATTTGAGGGTTGGGTTTAATATTTATTTTTCGTGGCTTAGGTAAGCACCCAGCCCTAGTTATCAAAATTAGCAGGCATTTTGCACCTATAGTGCAACTAGTTGTGTTTAAGAGAAAAGAATGTCAATAAATATTTTATTTTTGTAAAATCTCTTCGCAAATTGATTTTTTTCTTTTTAATTTACTTAACTCTTGACGCAAGATGGTCCTAACCATGGATTGGCTGTTTTCTCTTTGATGTCTTCTGCCAAGGGATGTGGTTCCAGAAAGCCTTGAATAATCAGTCATATTTGTGCATGGCATCCAAACGGCTCTCCCGTTTTTTGAAATTCTTCTGCTTATCCCGATGCAGCCAAGTTGTCGCGACCTAAATCTTGCTGATTCTGGGTCTAAAAATACATCTGGGTCTGTTTCTCTTACGTACTCAGGACCCCTATTTAAAGATTTTATTTCAGATTTCATGGAAATTCCGCTATCGGAAACAAGACCTACTCCGTCAAGGTGTATTACTCCGGTATGCATTGGGAGGTTTCTTCTTTTCTTGTATTTTCTACCCTTTTTCATCCGAGTAAATCTGCGAGCGTCTTCTTGACTACTTTTTTGTGAAGTTTCATCTGACCTATATCCGCCACCTCTTCGCTTGTACTCACGAACTAACCAAGCATTGGCGTAGGCAGAAGGATACACATCAAATTTTCTTTTTGCCTTAGCCTTAACTCGTGCATACAATTCAGGGTTTGTAGGTATAGCGGCTTTTTCATTTAAGCCCAAAGCATCAAGATTTTTCTTTTCTGTTGGAACATAAATTGGTTTTTTACCTCTTCTCTTTTGAGTAGATTCTGCCTTTCTTTTTCTTCTAACGGCAGATGCTATTTCGGCGGCAGTCATTGATGCAGCCTTGGATGCTGGCACGCATTTAGGGTACGCGCCTTTTTTGGCATCCCCTCTTCCGCAAGGCTCAAATCCGCCTCCCTTTTTTGGCCTAGAAATGTCGACCCATTTTTCTTTGAACCATTCATCCAAGGATTTTTTTTGGATTCTCTCTGGCCTCGACCCAGGGACAACGGTCCGCCACCTAGAAGATTCCGCTACCGTAGATATCTCATTGAGAATTTCGTGAGACTCACATGGCATCCAAACGCCATCAGCTGTTCTATGGGCACCACTGCAGCCAATCATTTTGGCGACATTTAGGGCTTGTATTTTTTCATTTAATTGAGATTTTGGTTTTTTCATTTCGTGAACCTAGCACTCATGTAAATCAAATTGTTTTTTTTCTGACCAAAATTTAAACTTTTCTTACCTTCAGTTTCTGCTTCGGTTAAACTATTAACACGCCTACTGACCCTTCTCTTTAACGAGGAAGAATCTTGTTGGTTTAGGTTTTTGCGGCCAAAACGTCTCAAAATACCAAATCCAATACTTTCCATTGTCTTTTGTACTGAAAAATCAGACAACTCATTAGACGGTTTGTTTTTAAACAAATTAGTCGTTGAATCAAAACCAAGATTTTTAGCTTTAACCAGATTCGCAAAAGAACTAATTTTCCTGTTGACAGTAAACGCTTTTGCTTTATATTCTAGATTTATCTGTTTGTTTTCACTTCCATGTTGGCTCAAGCTACTAACCAACAAAGGCTTAATTACAGACTTGCCACTAACTGACAAGCGTCTTTCTATAAAAGATTTTGCGCCTATAGCGGATTTAGGGGTGATGTTTTCTTTGTTTTGAACATCTATCGTTGGTAGATTTTTTGTCTCGATTTGGTCGCTTGATATATTGAAACTTTTAATTAGAAGATACTCCTCCTCCTTATTGAAGCTCTTGTACGCAGAACGAGCCATTCCACTTGGGATATTCCAACAGCATGCACTTACTTTCTTTTCGTTCATCTCTCTGGCCCAAGATTCACCAAGTGAGTTGACTCCATGGAAAGTTATTTGATTATCTTTTTTAAACGCAAGAGCAAAAGGGATTTTCCTTATAGCATCATAAATAACCGAAAATGAATTCATTATGTTTGCTTTTCTAGCATCTCAATAATGCTCCTCTTTGAGTTCACTAAAGACTCAAGTCTTACGTCGAACAATTTTTCAAGAATATTTAAATGCTGTTTTTCTCCGGCAGACAAACCATTTTTATTAAATCTTTCCCTCATTACTGCAAGGCTTGCCGCTTTAGCTCTTGATATCAATTTGTCTAGGGTTTTTCTAAAAACGACTTTTTGTTCAGCTTTTAAGGCAAGATAATATTTTGAGTAATAATTTCCAGTAAAATTATTATAAAACTCTTTTATATTCATTTTATTTCTTTTTACAATAGAAATTTTATCTAAGTCCACTAATTTGGATAAGTTGTTTTGAGCCAACATCGGCACAGTACCAGATGTGCTCTCCATTGGATATATGGATGATAATGGCCTGGATTCTTGGTCTGTTAGAAAATCTGACAACATAATTACCGCAACATCCTTGGGGTCTAAGTCATCAAACTTAATTTGGGGGTTAAATTTTGCTCCACTAAAAGCTGTTTCGACATCCTCCCTGAGATAGGGTCGCTCTGGACCTTCGCCGGAAGCCAGAATAATATCCGGCGATTCAAGTCCCATGTATTGCTGTATGTCGGCGGCAAAAAGCTCCTCAATGTGTTGATACTGCCTAGGTGCTGTATGTAGGAAATACTTTTTATTGCCATAAGTAACCAAAGATTGATTGTTTTCTAATCTTTGAATTTGAATATCTGAACTACTTGATAAAACCTGAGAGAGTATAGCCGGTGATATTTTGGACAAACTACCACCAGAGGACAAATGGTCTATAGCTTTTTCTATCGAATTAATTTTTCCAGCTATGGCTTCATTAGAAGCTGACTCCCTAGATATGTTTTGCGAATTAGGGATTTTTGTTTTTCTGTTTTGTGCTTTAAACGCATCAATTGACCATTTAGGCTTACCGTTAATAATTTGATTAGGATTTTTTATTCCAACAAAGTTTTCTGAATAACTCATTCCATCGCCCGTCTCTCTGGCTACGGCTTTCAGTCGAGCACCGGGGTCTCTTGAATTGTTGATGGTCATTGATGAATTCACAGTTCTTCCTAATTTTCGTCTTTCACCAATTGAGAGTTTGCGTCTTTTCCCTAAAGTAAGAGTTGAGCCCCCAGGCATTACGTAAATAAGAGAAGTTATGCCAGTGTTTGAAAGTAATCCAAGTTCATCATTGCCGATATCTGACGGAGACAAAGCCGACAGAATATAAGTCGCACCCTCCATGTCTCTGTTGTCTGGAATTGCCCTTAAAACCTTTGCGGGAACAACCGGCTCCAGAGTGAATCCATCTCTTCTAACCATTCTGGCAACCTTGCCACTATGTTGGCCTATTTGTTTGACCATCTCTTTTATTTCAATTGATGCGGCTCTTGAATTGGCTAAAGAAACTTTTGGAATTTGAGGTCTTCTTGTTTCTATTAAATTTCCAGCGACAGGCACACCGGTTACGGGGTTTGCTTGCACTTCGGGAAATTTTGGTTTTTTTGCAAGTCTTCTTAGGGTTGCTAAGGCCAAACCCAAAGGAGATGGTATGTCAAATAGTTTTGCGCCGCAAGTAGAAAGACGTGAATCAGTAAATCTACCTCCGTACTGATAGCCCTCAGGACATCGATACCCTCTTGATGGTTTAGTTGGTATGCTTCCAGAAAAACTAGGTTTACCAGGGGTAAGGGTTCTGTAAATAGCAGACCTCACAGGTGAGCGTATTGGGTCTGAATCCCCTGGGATAAGAAGACTCAATGCTGTCCGGCCCAATTTTTTTGTTTTAAGTAATTGAAAATCAGATTTCTTGTTTTTTTTCGACCTTTGACTTCCGTTTCTTTGGGCAAGCGATTTGTACTCAATTAGTTGTGAGTTTAATTTTCTTTTTGATTTAAATAAATTTAATTTTTCTAAACTTGATAAATCGGTTAATATGAATCGAGTTACGGATATTCTGGAATCCAAGCCAGATTCAGGGCAGCAGCCGTCCTTAGATAAAATCATCTTGCGAACAACATTCTTGATTTAAAGACTTTTCGGAAGCCCCAATAATCATTTTTTGGCCATTCTCGTCTTCACCATGTATTTCCCAATTATCTACATTTCTAAGTTCTTGTATGAATTTTTCTTCCATTTCGATAAAGTCTCGCAAAACTTCGATACCGTGGACAATATCTAAATTAGTTACAACTGGAGTTAGTTCATCTTGGGGCAATGATTTAAATTCATGAAAGAAAACATCATCAGTTTCTTCGTTAAATTCTAAATTTTTTTTCTTAGGGTTTCCTAAACTTCTTAATCTTCTAGAAAAATCAGCATTTGACCAATTTCTTTTCTTCAACTTACCTCGACAATTTTTCATGCCTGGATGATGACAGCCTTCGTTTGGCCAAAGACCAGTTGTTTCATGATGCAGCCATGCGCAGATATTGTTGAGGGGGTAGAGTTCTGGGTGGTCGGCAAGTATGACCCTGCACCGACGAAATCCGCCAGGCTTCTTCATTATCGGTCGCCAATATCGAAGAAGTCTTTCCAAATTACCCCTACGCGGGCCGTAGCCGCGAAGAATATCCCCTGTAATTATCTCTTGTGGGAGAATACCCCCAAGAGGGTCTAGTTTTTGAGAAAAGTTGTTTTCGTTCATTTTAATTTTCTCCAGTATCAAAGAGCTTCATCAGGAGCCATGCCCGATGTGCGTCTTCGGGCCGAAATAAAGCCTTATCTGAGAGTATCATTGTTCGGTCTTTCTTGGTGGACATAGATTTTTCAATGTTGTCAATTTTCTTTTTAATAACTTTTTGAGACGACTTTATGTCCGTAACGACAACAACCCCATCCAGCATGGATTTGTCAATCTCTGTATTCTTCCCAATAAAAACATCAAACCATTTACCTTTTGAGGGGTCAATAGGGGAGTCCCATAAAAAACGATGAAATTTTGTGTTTCTTATTTTTCTAATTCCTGGGTTCTGGGATACCCAGGAAAAAAATCTAATCATTACGGTATGACCATCTGGACCGACCAATACCCCATCTTTGGATGAGCCTTTAGAATCAATTACGTAATAGAGCTTTTCATCTTCTATTCCACCGACCAATACTGCTTTCATTCTGGGTTACCAACAAGTTCTCGTGTTTTGTTTTTTCTCATTTTTTTTACAATATCCCTTAACGCTTCGTCTAGTTCTGAGTAAATATTTTGCTTAATTACTTGCTCAGGACTATCGTTAACGTTCGCAGTTTTGTTATATGTCTTTGGATTTTCAATATTTATACCAGTTGGGTGAGCAAATTTAACATAACCAATCCCCATTGATTCATACTTTTTCTTTATTTTTTGAGCAGTTCTGTATTCTTTTAATTTCTGAACTCCTAGAGTAACGATAGGTGATTGTTTTGACACAACTGATATATATTGAATTTCGTCTGAAGTAAATCCAAGTTTTTGCATCCTTGGTTTAAGAATTTCAATATTTACGACATCCGAAACGTCTTCGTTTTCTGCAAGTTTTGCAACTTTTGAAAACGGATAATGAATTCCTTCAACTTCATCTTTTGAGAACCCACCAAGAATGTTCGCTTCAAAGACTTCATGCTCCCTGTCGTCTGACGGGTCAATTTTTCCTACCGGCTTCATTCTGCCATTTGAATCTCTTTTAGCACCAACATGTGAATAGTTTTTGTCTTTTGATGAACCGAGTAAGTGGAGCATGGCATCAAGGTTTTCGTCATCCTTACCCAATCCGTCACTAACCGTGACTGCGTTTACGATATCTTCTCTTTCCGTAGAGTCAAGCAACACAGGCTGGTGTCTTGTGTCAAACGAGTTGCCCCTGCCATAGGCAACTCTGTTCGCTGTTTCTGGACGTAGAATTACTTCTATTTCCCCAGAAGCGGTAAGTCCATCACCTATGACGTCTTTATCTTGTATTTCGAAAATCGCGTCAGCTCCATAATTCCCAGAGCCAGTTTTTTGTACTCGTTTTTTCTTTTCCTCAATATGTGATTTATTTACAACATATCCAGTTACTGGACGAAGCGCGGCTGGGGTGTCTGCTGGGATACCTATTTCTTCTTCGTACTTTAATCGATAATTATCAGCAGAAGACCCTTTTTTGAATTTAAATCTTTGACCCATTTCTAAATCATTTTTTGCAGTTTTGGTTTCATAATCGGCTTTTCTCATATCAACAGAACTGCGTATTTCGTTTAAAATTTTATACGCAATATTAAAAGCTAGTTTGGAATTTTTATCCTCACGGCTAGATATGTTTTTAAATTCTTGTTGGTCAATTGTTGATAAAATTTTATTTAATTCCTCTAGAGGTATTCTTTCTTTTTTGGCTACTTCTTGTATCGATATTCTGGCAATAGTTGGTCCAGTATTTTTAATTAGGTCTTTTACGAAATATGAAAAAGTATTGTGTTGATTGTTCTTGTTGTAGGACGAAATTAAAAGAACAGCAAAATTAACTTTTTCCCGAATATCTTTATCAAATCCAGCCCTTCTCATTGCTGCGTCAATAATTTGGCCTGATTTTCTGGTAATCAGCTGGTTATTTGAATATCTATTAAAATCCCTAGTAACCAATTTAGAAATTTCTGATTTGGTTCTTGTCGGGGAAAATTCCTGAGTTCTTATTTCGCCAATTTCATAAAGTTTATCTTTTTCGGCAGGGATTGCTATTCTCTCTGCCATTCTTGTCATTCTGTTATATAGTTGAAAACGTTTTTTGGGGTCAGTGGCGACTTTGTATTCATCATAAATCTCATGAATGGCTTCTTTATCAATAGCGGACTGTGGTGTGTGAAATTGCAATTCAAATCTTGTTCCATTTGGATGAACGGCGGCAATATTTATACCCTGATACGGGTCTCCTGCTTGCCAGTAATTTTTTACAGTCAGGTTGTAGCCTGATTTTTTTAAATCTTCTATAACCCCAGATGCTCCAGAAACATAATTTTCTGGGGGAAATGTTGCTGTGTAGCGCACAACATCAGACATTTCTTCTGCGGCTTCAGTCGCTGAGCGATTGCCCTTTTCGTCATTAATTTTTCTTGCTAAAGACTTAATCGACTTCAATCTATGTTTTAAGCCAATTAAGACAGAACCATGTTTTTCTGCAAGGTCTATTAATGTTTCCGTAATTTCTTTTTCTACTTTTTCTATCTTTTCTCGTTGCTGTTTAGCTGCCTCCACTATCTCGACCGGATATGTGCCATCTTTTGGAAAAGGATTTGGTGGGTCGACAAGGTCGTAGCCTTTGTAATTTTTCTTACTTGGGTCTACCGCCCCCCATGGTGCATCAACTTTTCGAAGGTCGACTACTCGTGCTTGTATTTTCTGATTCCCTAAAGCACGATTCATGGCAACTCTATTGTGTCCATCAGACACATACATTTTCCCATCAACGTCTATGACGATATGCGGGTGATAACCCTCCCTAAAAGGAACTTCGCCGGAAACAACGCTATCTATTGCTGAACCTTTTAAGTGGGATTCGGTCGGACGAATCTCTGATGACAAATCAATTTCCGTAAGTGGAACATCATCCCACCCATCCCATTTCTTGGATGCTTCAAGTGCCTGGTTCTCTGAGTATTCTGGCTTCCATTCCATGCCGTATATTCGCACAGACCTGTCGCGACTATCTTTGAGACCCGGAGAACGTAGTTCGTTATTGGCTGCAAGATTTTTGACTTTAATTGGATAGATGTTTTTGTCTTTTATTTCTTGAATTTTTTCTTTTATCTGATTATTTAATAGCGCCATATGTTCATCAAAATCTGCTTTGGACATTGGCTTGGTTTCGCCATCCTCATAAGGAACAACTTTTCCTACAGTTTTTCCTTTAATTTCCAGATGTTCTTGAAATACTTTTGCTAAAGTCAGGGCTTCAAAAATAGATGTTTGCAATTCGTTTACTTGAACTTGAATTTTTTCATCTTCTGGCAAATGGTCATTAAGCATTTTGATGCCAGCCCATCGATGATGTCCGTCAACTACATACCCATCTCTTGACGTAAGTATTGGCCCCTGAAACCATGCCTCTTTTGAATCCAAAAAATTTTGACGATTTTTAATAAATTCTTCAGTCCCCGGCTTGCCCCACTTGTCTCTGGCGGCCATGTATTGGTCGTAAATGTTTTCAGCAGTCTTATCAATTTGTGCATTTTTTAATTGTTTTTGTGATGCAAAAAGGTCGTCTGGATTTTTTGACTTACGGACGACTGAGTCTTCTCCACCAGGAAGGGCTTGTTTTAGAAATTTTATCAATTCGGGTTCTGTCACAACCTCGACTTTGCTCCAAACAGTATTATCGAATACCCATTTTTTATCTTCTTCACTAACGCTCGCAAACGTGTCAGGATTTCCCAGATTTTTTACTATTGCCAAATATCGTTCCTTATCTTCCTTGGACAAAGAAGGGTTAAAGGCATCTTTATACTCACCGCCAACATGGCCAGATATTAAAGCCCTCATCGCTGGTGAATTGGCTCCCTTAGTGGGGCCTCCGCTCTGTGGCATGTGTTCACGATTGACTCCAATGTTTTCGTTACAAAAGAGATTTCGTCCGACCTCATATAAGCCACAAAGGTCTATATCATGCGTTTCCATAAAATTTTTAATGTATTTATCTTTTTCGTCACCAGATAACCCAAGACTGTCAGCTTCTGCTCCGGCAAGAGTTTTAAGTTCTTTTTCGGTTTGTAGCGCTGCATTTTTGACCATCTTTCGTTCGGCTCTGTCTGGAACCTCTACTTCATAGCCAAGAGCCAACAAAGCAATCGCTTGTTCGGCAGAGTTTGTTCTATATATTGGATTGTCTGAAATAACACTTTTTTGTTTTGAGCGTTCTAGGCCAAGGTTGCTCATTAATGTCGCATCATCCAGTTTATGTAGTTCGCCGTTGCCTAGATTTGCTTCTTTTAATTTTTTAAATTCATCTTTGGCCCCCTGGGCGGCGGCAGCTTGTTTTGCCTTATCCCTAAAGTCCTTAATCCTGCGCTTTAGCCTGCTGTTTGGCTTTGATTCTGAATCCAGAACTGTTTCTGCTTGCAATCTTGGATTGTAAGTACCAGAAGAAACAAAATTATTGAGTTCGGACTCTCTCATTCTGACTCTTGTTCTTTTATCCATGCTGTTATGTAGTTCAACTGCAGCGTCTTCGACTAATTTGATGATTTGTTCTGGCTCGTTTTTTATAATTAATTCAGCCACCTCTGGGTCCAAGGAGTCACGAGAAAGTGATTTGAATTTAGTTGGTTCATTACCTGTGAGAACAGCCTTGACGTCTGCAATGTTTTCTTTTTCTGTCTTAATTCTTTCCGACTTGACCTGGCTTCTGGTACGAATCTTGCCAGAAGAAAGTTTTGAAGACGATTCATCTATATCGTCATCATCAAGACCTTGACCAAAACGTCCACCTCTTCTCTTTAATTCTCGAGTGGCGAGAATTCCTCGGTCTTGGGTTTCTTGCGCTTTTAGTGGTCTTTTTTGTTCGCGTGGAATTTTGTTTTCTCTACGCTCAACTATGTACCTGTCGGCAACTGAACGAAACCTGGTTCCTTTAATATCAGCAGCGACCAAGGTATCTAATACTGATTCAGTATCTTTCTGTTCAGATATTTGAGCGACTACTGTTCCATCGTCTCGTATTTCTACGACTTTCAACTTGCCTGGAGGTAAAACTAGCTTTTGTGGGCGCTTATCATCTTTGTCAACATCCATTGACCAATGAGGGAATATACCTCTATCTTCTTCGGTGGTTTGAATTATTATTTTTCTTTTTTGTTTTCCATTAACTGGAGGTTTGATTTTTGAATCTACAGAAAATGGATTTTTTTTAGATAAAACACGTCCGCTTATAAATGAGTCATGCGTGATTTCCGAAAGCGAAATTTCCCCAGTAACGTCATTAACATCTACTTCAATTTCTGCCTCTACTTCTAGGTTTGTACCAATTCTGGATTTGTCGATAATTTCCATTGTTGGAATAAGAATATTTTCGACTTGCTCTTCGGGTGACGCCTCACCTCGCAATGTAGGGTCGATTTTGAGGCCTTGTTTTTTTAGCCTTTGATTTCTTTCCTTCATGCCAGCAAGAGCTGAATCCCTTTTTTCTGCATCAAACAACTGAGCTACTGAAGATGTTTGTGAGTCAGAAAATTCTGAAACTGCAATTCTTTGTCTAGGTGTAGCTGTGCGTAGCGCTTCTTCTCTTGCTTTATTACCCACATCTGTAGCTTGCTTGTCGGTTGTTGGGGTTTTGGGTTTTTTGAGTGGCGCAGTTTTTGTAGGCCTAAGAATTCTGTCTATTTTTTCTTCCATTTCACGCTTTTGCTCAACCCAACTACGAGAGTCGCCGGATTTATCAAGGAGTGCTCGGTATCGACTAAGGTATGCCTTTCTTTCTTCACGCTTTAATCCTTTGTCTTTATCGCTGGTTGCAAGTCTTATGTCCAAGTCATAAGCCGCCATCATTTGCACCAATTCATCTAAGCTGTCTATAGTCGCCGCATCGGCTTTTGCTGCCATTATTTTTTTGTCACGAATTTTTGATTCAAGAACGTCTGGCGTAAATGCACCATGTTCTTCTCTTCTTTTTTTAATTAATAGCTTGAGAGCCGTAGCGTCTTCGGAGCCGGTACCATATTTCTTTTTCCATACAGAACGAATAATTTTTTCATCATTCTTCAATTCTGATAATTGTTTTTCTAAATCAGAAACGTCTTCGCCTATGGCTTTTGCGGCATTGATTTTTAAATTAATTTCATCTTTTTTAAATTCGAGTTGCGCAAGTTCATCAATAATTGTGTCGTGGTCCAATTTTTCAATAGCACCTTTAAGCGCTTTATTTTCTGCTCGTTTTTTCGCCGCGGCTGTGGCAACTGGGTCTTCTGGTACGTACCAAGGAGCAGAAGACTCGCCAGGGCTTAGATAATATGAATCTTCAACAATTCTCATTGTTTCAATATCGGAGCGAACCCTTTTTTCTCCGATTCGTCCGTCAGCTTTATTGTCCATCCACTCAAGGGCGGCATCAACATCGTCGCCCCAAATCAGCCCTGCGTTTCTTAGAGCCCAAAGCTCTGCTGTTGCTTCAATTGCCGTGATTTCGCGACCTTTGTCTATGTAGTCTCGAGGGTATTCCCCGGCCATGAACATAATATTTTCTGTTCTTGATAAAGCCTTACTGAGTTGTTCAAGATTAATGGAATCAGCTGATTCGGTCATGAGGTTAAGCAAATCTGAACCAGTTAATTTATCTAGGCTTTCAATTTTTTTATCCCCAATTGATATGAAGCCATTTTCGTTAATTTGTCTTTTGGCTTCATCAAAGAACACCCTGGCCTGAATTGAGTGTGCTATTTCGTGTTTGATTATGTGTCGCGCAAACCCTCTTTCTTCGACTGTTGCCGCATGTTGCTTGGAATGCTGAGCAGTAGTTAGTAAGAAATCGCCAAGATGTTTAGCCGCTTCAGAATCAGTTTTTGCGCCAACAACATCAATTCTTAGTCTTTCATTGTCTGCCAGTTGAGGCAGCATTGTTTCTTGTGAATGCATTATGAAAGGAATATCAATTCTTATTTCACCAATAGCTTGGCCATTTATGACATTTACGTTATAGCTCGCTTCATCTAAAAATTCAGCTGGTGGCGACGTCTTGTATTCATAAATAAGGTTTTTGATAGTTCCCATATGTTCTGGATTTTTGACGTATTCATCTAAAAACCCTTCCAACAAAGCTCGTTCCGTTTCATAGAATCTTTCAATATCATTTGCAATGACTCTTTCTTGCTGCTCTCTTGATAGCTCGCTAAATCCTGGTACTGCCCTGAGTCTTGCTTCAACCACTTGAGCTACTTGCTCAGGGGTAGGTCGTTGTCCCTCTCCTTCTTCTTGGGGATTTGGGCTGCCAAGGGTTACATTTAGCATTCCTCTTTCTTTTAAAATCCTAAATATTTCATGAAGGTCGTCGTTGTTTTTTCTTGTTTCTGGGGTGCTTGGTACTCCCAATAAGTCGCGAAGATTTGCTATTCGATTATCTTGAGCTTCAAGTTCGAGTTGTGCATTTGCCATGCCCCCCGCAAATATTTTGTATTCACCCTCTCTTAGTTCTGAGTTCCATTTACGTAAATTACGTATTTTGTTTCCGTCAGCATCGCGCCACATTGTCCGAGCAAAAAAGGAACCAAATCTTCCATTGTCGGCGTCATAGGCTGCTTCTTTGAAAAATTTAGATAATGTTTCTCGAGAGTTTGGTTCAGTGAAAGCTTTGCGGGCTGCTTGAAAAGCGTCTATCGCAAAGTCAACTAAGTCTCCTGCTGACTGACCAAAGCAATTGCTTCCCATGTGGTCCGTAAATTGGTTTGCGGCTGGGGTTCCTGGCGGGCATCTGAACTTGTTTAAAGCATCCCTTACTATGCCGAATTTTCCTGCAGCCCTACCTATTAGTGATGTTCCTCTTGACCCAAGAGTTCTTCCTGGAAGCATTTTTTCAGAAATATTGTTTTCTGAATTATTATCTTTGCGGAACGGAGACATCTCTATGTCTGAACCAGGAATAATTTCGTCCGTCTTAGGGTTTACTTTAAACTTTCTAATTCTTATTTGAGGCTGTTCTTTTTGATGCTGAATATAGTTTTTTATGCTGCTTGTATTTTTTCTATCAAGCCAGCCAAAATTACTGGTTTTTCCGTTTGACTCTCGACTTTTCTGTGAGGGAAACAAAACAAGTTCTTTGCCTGGACCATTTTTTTCTTTTGGTTGGTATCTATAGCCATTGGGGGTAACTACCATTCCTGGCTCACCGCCTGAATTGGTTCGGGTCTTATTGTCCGTATTGTCGTATGTTGGCTTTTTCTTTGAACCAATGCTTGAACCCAAGCTTTTAATGGCTAAATCAGCGTCAAGGCGAGGTGAACTCATTGATTCAGAAACGGCATTTTTAAAAAAATGTGCAGAAAAATCAGTATCTTTAGCCTCGGTGTGAGCAGATATTAATTTGTCTGAAATTATTATTCTTGTTTTGCGAAACGGCTTCCCCGTCATGGCGGGTGCCCCTTTTCTAGATTGAGTCTTCTTCTAATTCAAGAAGCTGAAACTCTACTAGTGACTTAAGGAATTCTCCCTCAACTTGTTCGGCAGATTTTTCTTTGCTTTCAATGTTTTCGTTTACCAACCAAGTTGCTGGAATCAATTTTTCCATATTCATTTCTTTTGCACGCTTCATTATGTGGCGCTTTGCAGCATTCTTGTCTTTTGCTCTACCAAAAGCCTGAATTGCATTACGAAGGTCTTCGGAAGAAGCAATTGGGAATGAACCATCTGGAAGAGCAGTTCCTTCTTTGGCCATTAAATTTCTCTGGTCCTCGGAAAATGCTCTCTTAAGAGCTATCTCTGCAGCCTCTGCCTCAATCTCTTCTGCCTCTTCTGGCTCATACTTGTCGTAACCAAGAACCTCTCCATCCATGGCAACAAACACGTCGTAAGACTTGCCGTCAAAACCATCAATTTCTACGGCGTACGCATCGTAGCCTTCGAATGTGTCGGGCTCTACAGCGACAACATGACCGTCAATTGACTTGACGGCTATTTCTGCTGCTTCGGTAAAGCTAATCAATGTAAGTTCGTTGTTTGCCGACTTTGACTCAAATACGTTTTCATCGAGTTTGTGCCAACCCACAACTTCTGCTGTTGTGCCGTCTACGAAAACTTCTACTGCACGACCATCTTTGACTTGAACATCAACAACATACATATCTGCATTTGCCGAATAACCAGAGTCAATGACGCTTCCATCGAACATCTCTTCGGCAAGACCTTCAATATGAAGAAGGCCAGGTAGGCCCTTCTCTGACACGCAACCACCTGGGCAGTCATCGCATACGGACACGCCGCCACCATAAGCTTTGCGCTCTATCGCGCAAACATAACCATTATTTGAGAAATCTTCAGATTTCATGCCCATTGATTCAATTCGACGCTTACGCATTGGCTCCATTTCTTCTGCAAGTTCTGCGTCGCCTTCTTCGTCCATTTCGACGTCCATGTCTGAATTCATTCCCTTTTTACGCTTCTTGGCCTTAAAGGGCATGTACATGCTTTTTTCTTCGTCTTCATCCATGTCTTCATCTTCAGTCATGTCTTCTTCATCTTCATCTTCATCTTCATCTTCATCCATGTCTTCATCCATGTCTTCGTCCATGTCTTCGTCCATGTCTTCGTCTTCGTCATCCATTGATGCAGCTTTCTCTTCCGAATCCATGTCTTCGTCTTCATCCATGTCTTCATCTTCGTCCATGTCTTCTTCATCATCCATGTCTTCATCGTCGCCCATGTCTTCGTCGTCGCCCACGTCAGCAGCCTTCGCTTCGCTGTACTCCTCATCATCCATTTTTTCCGACATCCAAGATTTAGGAATCATGTCTTCCTTGCCAAGTTCTTGCGCACGCTTCATGCAATGCATTTTTGCAGCCTGAGGGTTTTCTGCATCATCGACAGCCATAATTGCCATTTTGAGGTCATCTTCATTTTCGATTGGATAAGAGTCATCTGCCATTTTCATGTATTCTTCGTCCATTTCCGGTTTATCACCTTTTGTGTTGAAAATATCTACTGGAACCATTTTGACTTCAACAGCCATAGCTCCACATTTGCCGCATATTTCAGCGCCTTTAACGTAGCCGCACTCGCCTGACGCAAGACCTTTTGCGCATTTTACGACAGCCCCATCGGCATCGATATTGACCGTAGCTTTTTCATCGCTATTCATTTCATGACTCCCTGGGGTTTGTTGTTTTAGCCACTCCTGAAAATGGCCGTTATATTAATTACAAATGTCTTTGTAAAAGTATACGCTACCATAAGGCCCATACGGGAAGTATCAATAAATTAGATATTGTCAAACATCTATTGACAACTAGTTTTTAGGATGGAATTTTTAATTCATCCTTCGTGCGACGGGTAAATGTTTTGGCACTTTTTTCGTATTCTTTTACTAGTGCGGCTTTTTCGTCTTCCGACAATGAATTTAGGTGTGATTGCAATCTTCCTATTAGGTGGTTTCTGTAGTAAAAAATACCTGAAGCCCATACTGGGGTTTGGTTGGTCTTCATGTCTTCAATCCAGAAATATGTCCTGGTTCTTTCAACCATACGCCCAGTAGGAAGCCCAGTACTACGCTGACGGACTGGAACGGATTCGGTATGTTTGAAACGGCGAACCGCATATCTGACTTGCTTTCGGTGGATTAAGTCATTTGGGTCCCCATAAGGCCCCCTAATTGGTTCTAGGTTGTCATCAAGTTCATCCGAAGACAATATTCGTTCAAAATTAAGATATCTTCCGGAACTTAATTTTATACCCTTTCTCTTAGATGGGTGTCCAGACATTGATTCGCGCTTTTTCCATTCTTTTCTCATTTTACGAGCCGCCGGTGTTGAATTAATTATGGCGTTCGAAAGTGTTCCAGAAAGTCTCGGCATCAACAAGTTTGCACCAGAACTGAGTTTGTTCGATGCGCCATCCTCGTCGCTCGTATGATTATAAATCCACGACAAAGAACCCAAATCTAGTTTTTCTTCAGCCCTGGTGACCGCCACATAAGAAAGTCTGAGCTCTTGCTCGTTGGGCATTATTGTGATGTTTGTGCCATCGGTAGCTTTTTTGGGTTTAGCAAAATCGCTCCATATCTGGACTCTGGGCGACTCTAGACCCTTAGACGTATGTGCTGTCTGTATGTGAACATATTCATCACGGTTTTTGGGTAATTTTTTTTCATCGGTTATGATTCTGCCAAGGGCATTTCGAAGTTCTTCAACGCCATGTTCGCTCAACAGCTTGTTAAGCATATTTAGCCTATTATCATCACCCTTTTCCACTGCTTCTTTAAATTCTTCAATATTGCTGATGCCATCAAGGTCTTGACTCATTGATGGTCTTTCATAGATTTTTCTACCATCAGCGCTGGTGTAATAACCTTTTTTGCCATTAGCGGATGTTTCCATGTATTCAACATTGTCAATAAATTTTGTTAAATCTTCTTTGAAGTTTTTGCTGCCATAGACGGTTAGGCCTTTTTCAAAACTCTTCATCGTTGCGGCCATCGCTCCACCATTTGAGCGAGTAAGAATCATTGTTGGATTTTCTACGTCCCCAATAAACCCATCTACCGGGTTGCCAGATTTATCCACTTTCCGACCAGTCATTTTTTCCTTAGCTCCAAGTAGCGAAAGAAATCTATTGCCTATGCCTGCAATATTTTTACCAAATCTAAACGAATCAGTTATTGGCATTGTGTATTTAGCTGGAGCGTCGACAAGAGTCTGTCCATCCGCGCCGCGCCAAGCATTTATGGCCTGGTTTGTATCGCCTATATATATTCTTTGCACTTTATTTGCTTTTTGTAAAATTTCAGCAAAAACCGGGTTCATATCTTGCGCTTCATCGACCATTGCGATATTTACATCCATTGACGAACCTATGTCTGGCTTTGATAAAGCCCACATTTTTGTAATATGTGTGTTATTGACTGGCAACATTCCAGCAACTCCATCTCGTGGAGTTTTAATGTCTTTCCAGTACTTGTTGGCAAGTGCCACTAATTCCGGGAGTATTGCATCATCGTCGACAGCAAGCTTTCCATTAAATTTCCCATTAAAATGTTGTGGTCCGATTTCCGTATCGCTACTAATCGAAAAATGTTCTACGGCTTTTGCTATTCTTTTCACAACATCGGCAGATGTTAGCTCGTCTCCCTGAGACACCATTCTCTTGACACCAAGATATGCCGCTCTATCTCGGAAAGACTTGATTGGTTTTATTGATGGATTAAAACTTTTGTCAGTCATTTTCGAATCAATTGTTTTCATGGCGCGGAAGGCAACTGCGTCCATTGTTCTGACTGTTACGTTTTCTGGCATGCCACGTTTTACAACGTCTCTTTCAGCATTTTTATTAAATACTAAATAAAGAATTCTTGATTCAGGTTCTTCATCTAGAAGTCGATTTGCAAAATTGATTACCGTAGTAGTTTTACCGGTTGCGGCTAATGCGGCAACCTTGACGTCGCTACCGGTCATCATTGCATCTATCGCATCTGATTGCTCTTCTGTCGGAAGTGGTTTTTTCTTTCCTTTAGCATCAGTCGTTGGGTAATCATATTTTTTAACATCAGACAGGTCTATTTCTTTACGCTTAAGGCCGCTAAATGGCTTAAGGGCTTTACTTGTTGATGCAGTCGACGGTGTGCTCGGTTTTGTGGCCGAGGTTTCGCCGCCGAAGCTTTCCCACAGAGGTTTCCACTGATTGTCTGTCAGTTTTTTCCCTGCGTCAAATTGTCTAACCATGCTTGCCATGTAACTTTCGGTTTTACCATCGGCTTTGGTTTTCTTTTTTGTTCTTGCACCGTCTATTAATCTTTTCTGTACAGCGGGGTCATCCCATGGTTGCTTGCCAGATGAGAGTTTTGATGATTCATCATCTTTTAGTCGACGCGAAAGTCTTTTTGATGGTCTGCCTGACGAAAGGCTTTGTGTTGCTTCATATTGTTCATTAAGCTCGCGTTCTATTTTTGCGGCTCCCTCTGGAGAGCGGTCAAACATATCTTCGAGATAATCGTTATAGAGAGAGAACACTGCGCCATTAACATCTCCGTCAAGACGCTCAATATATTGCCTATGTAGCGAAGGGTTGTCCTTCCATACACCAATAGCTTCAGTAATCATATTTTCGGTTACTGATTCAGCAAGCCCTGCGTTTTCGAGCGCCCTAGTAAGAGCAGGTAAATCAGGAGTTTTACCCGACGACAACTTACCGCCAGTGTCGGGGACCGTTATCCCAGGCACGTCATCTACGTTTTCTGATACGGCCATTTGTTTACTCATGCTCGGGGATAGTTTGATGGCGAAATTTACAGCTTTTTGTGCATCGGACACTGCTTTTTGCAGAGCATCAGGGTCTGATTTGAGTCGCTTAAGCCATGAAGCAAGATACATCGCATGCTGTGGCTGCGGCTCCGCGGAGAGACCATGTGCTGCCATAAAGAAAGCAGAAGCAATTTCTGCTACCAATTCTTCGTATGCGTATTCTGGACTACCAAAATAATTCATGTTTGGTCTATTTAGACGTGATGTGTGTCCGGTCCAGTGCATTAATTCGTGAGCTTGAGTCGCGTAAAAATCCAAAGGAGATTTAAAATTTTCAAATTTTGGTAGAACTATTTCATCTTTTGATGGACTGTAGTAAGCCCTATCAGTTGCGGCTTCGGTAATCTTTGCACCTATTTCTTTAATAGCGCTTTCAAGTTGAGAAACTCTTTGCTCTTCTGAAAGTTTTGGAAATTTATTTTCCATCTCATCAACATCTACGCCATCTACTTGGTCGACATTAAATACCGTTGCAACTGAATAAAATACTCCGCCGCCCTTCTTGTTGCCCTCATCATCTTCTTTTGCTTTGTAAACTCTTGGGACGAGAATTTTGGTTCCTTTTTCTCCCGCCTTGACTTGGCCGCCAGATTTTTCCCACTGCTTGTATGTTGCCCAATATGGTTTCGTGTATCCCTTATCTTCTTGCGCCATTAATAGGAACAATAAGTTTGTGTTTGAGTATGGACGGTTTTTATTGGTTGGATTTTTAGGAAATGCACCAACTTTGTACCAAGGGGCTTCCCACTTATCTCCATCAGCAGTCTCTATTGCTTTAATTAATTTTTGAGTGATTGACTTATAAACTTCATCAAGTTTGCCCGATGAAAGACGTTCACCATCTTTCATTTTGTCTAGTGGATTCGGTTTTGCTTTTTGAGAACTTTGTTTTTTACTTTCTGCTCGAAGCATTTCATTAAATACTTTTGAGCCTCTTTTTTTGGCTGTACGCAATCTTTCGTCAATTTCGTTAATTGATTCATTAGCTGAAAAAGATTCAGTCCCAGTTCTGCCCGAAGATAACTTGCGACCTTCTTCCAGGCTTCTAATAAATTTGTCTGGATTATTTGAAGCCCCAGCCTGTCGAGCACTCTCGTATGTAACGTTTCTGAATTCAACAGTTTTACCGGTGTCCCTATATGTAACTCCAAGAACTTGGTCTTGTGGGTCATAAGTAATTTTTTTAGCAAGTTTGGAATTACGGGGGTCCATTTCCATTTGAACTGCAGTTGCTGCTCTGGGTGCTATTTTTCTTTCACCTTTGCCGAATCTACCGCTACTCAATTTAAGGTCAGAAACTTTAAAATCTTTTCCTGTTGCTTTATTAATTCCATCAAGAGTTTTTTGAATTTCTTCTGGAGTCCAAACGACAGCGGCGCCCACTTTGTAAGTAAAAGGCCTTTCTTCTCCAGCTTTTTTAAAGGCTCGACCTATTTTTGCCAAAGGCTTAGAGCCAATAGCGTCTCCCATAATTTCACCAATAACTCTGTCCGAAAGATTGCCCTTACCTCCTCCTATTTGTATCCCATTTGCTCTTAGGAGATTATCTAAAGCACTAAAGAATTTATTTTGTTCTGTTGCTTTGTCAAGGTTTTTGGCTTCATCACTACCAAAAACGTCGGCAGCACTAGTAATGTGCTTACGTTTTTTTAATTCTAAAACCACATTTGTTGGTACACCATTTCTTCTCCATGAACCTGGAGAAGTAAATAATTGTTCCGTGCTAGTTGGGACCCCTAGTAACTTCTCAAAAGCTTTAGCTATTTCTTCTCGATTTTTTCCTGAATCAGCTGGCATATTAAGTTTTTCAATTAACTTGTCAAGACTGTAGGCCTCTTTAGATTCTTTTCCTTTCACGCTTTCTATTGAGCGCTTTACATCTTCTGCAACAACTATTTCTCTCTTTTTAGGAAGAGCGTCTTCATCTATTTCGGTTGAAGTCTTAAAATCTATAGGTGCATCTAAGGGGTAGATGGCACCCAAAAAGGTTGATTCGTCTTTGGCGGCGTCATAATCCTCACGACTTACTGGCTTATTATCTTCTAGGCCGTCATACCAATATGGGGCAGAATCAAATCCCCAAACTTTTCTGATTAGTCCATCTGATTCGCCGGGCAAGTTAGTATCCGAATGTGCAGTCAAATACGACTGAACAGAAGCAGACGATATTGCGCCGTTTTTCCCTAGCAATTTTTTCATTTCGTCTTCATTGAGATTGAACATTTTTTTAATGTTTTCATCAGACATTGGTTCGCCCTTAGGGTCTCTCAAAAGGGGTCTTAATTTTTCAAACGAAAGCATCCATGGTCCGTCTTTTTTTCTGTTTTTATTATCCGACAGAGAACCAACAAGCGCTGGAGTTGTGAATGCTTTCTTGAGATTTCCACGAATGGTCTCTAATTTTGAACCTTTTTCAAGGCTTTCGTCAAACGATGGGGTTTTGAGATTGGCTAAAAGATTTTTAGCCTGTTCTTCCATGCCCCTAGATTCTTGAATATAGATTTGCTCAACTTCTCGGCGATTCAATTGAGCAAGGCGACGAGCAGGTCTCGACCCTCCGCCATATCCACTGCTTAATCTGAATTCATCAATACTTGGGCCAGGCTTCTTTTTGCTCGGAATTGTTCTGGCTTTTAACCGGTCTCCGTCAGCAAATCTTTGTCGGTCCTCAGGGGAGAATGGTTTACGTTTAGTTGTCTTCCCTTTTTTTTTACGTCCAGAAGAAAGACCTACCTCTTGAGATATCAGCTTATAGTCTCTTGCTGCCCATTTTTTTGCTGCAGCTCTTGATTTAAAAACTTTATCATGTTCGTACTCTTTGGCCTCTTGACCACCGTTACGTACGGCGTCGGCAATACGAGAGACTACGAATCCATCTTTAGCGTTGCCTTGTATTTCATAAGAGCCATCAATGTCTGGCGCATTTATTCTAATGCCATATTCAGTTTTTTGCCATTCATCGTCAAATAATGATGAATCCGACATTATTCCTTGCGCTCTGAGTCTGTCACTTTCGGTCATCATCTCTCTAAATGTTCTTGGTTTTTTGAGACCGGAAGAAAGTTTTCCGCCTTCCCCCATACGCAAAGGAACATCAAGGTCTCTTAACTCTGTTCCTTTGGGGGCCCGGAAATTTGGGTTGTCTTTATTCAAAAGCGCATTTAATCTTCTTGCTGAAGCTCTTTGTCCAGGGGTATATACGCGGCTGTCTTGCGTAGAAAGTTTTTCAATTTGGTCAAGGAAATCGATAATGAAGTCTCGCTCATTGGCGTCCAACTCAAACCCATCTCTAAGTTTTTCATAGAGTTTTGCAACATCTGAGTTTTTGTTTATCTTTCTTTGAGATTCGATTTGTTGGTTCAGAAACGACCGAACATCTGCCGGCATGTTTTTAACCGAAGTCTTTGATTTGTCTTCGTACTCTCGTCGTCCAGAAGACAGTGTTTCACCGGAACGATTTGAATCTTCACTTAGTCTTTCGCCCTCTTCTTTGCGAAGACGACGCATGTGTCGTTGCTCACGTTTTCTTACTTCCTCGCGAGAAAGACCAAGGCTTTCAGCAACATCGGCGAGAGACTCTCCGTCGTTGCGACGCTTGTAAATTTTTTCGTCATCTCGTTGCTGTTTTGATGTGCGCTTTGGTTTTACTTCAGGGAATGGTACTTTTCTGCCGCTGCTGAGTTTTTTGCTTGGTTTAGGTTCTATGGCTTTAGGGGGTACGTATCCACCTCTGAAGCCATAATCTCCGCCAAATATGTCTTTCCTTGGTATTAACTCATATTGAATTAGTGCACCAAAAAATTCTCTTCTGTCGTTCATGCTCAAGCCAGAGACATTTGGCTTCACTGCATCCAAAAAGTTTTCTATGCCTTCGGGAATGCCAAAATTTATTTCCTTCTCTGCTTCGCTTGTATTACTGCTTTTACGGCTGTTTTTTATGTATTCGCCAGCAGTTTTAGCTGTGTTCAAAAACCAAGTCCTATATTCAACCGAAGATTTTGCTTTCTCGTTAAAATTGGCCGGCCGCTTATAGGTGCCCGAACCATTCCACATCACTCTTACTTGGTTGTACCCAAGTTCCCTGCCGCGTAAGAAATCGTTGCTTAGTTTTTTGTCAGCCGGGTATCGCGGAATTTCTACCCAACCCAATCCTTGTTCGCGCCATGAATTTGCAATCTTTTCAAAGTCTGTTTCTTTTGCGTCTTCGGCTGGATTTTTTAGTTTTTTGGCAGAACGATGTCTAGTAATATCTTTTGTGCCTGAAGATAGTTTTTCTTTTTTGCGAGGGGGTGGAGGTGGTGAAGATGGGGTTTTTGTAGGCTTTGGTTTTGGGGGGGCCGGAGGAGGTGTCCGACGTGATTCTGGTTTTTTGTCATCCAACAACTCTCTGAGTCGCGAAGGGACTGGTGGGCTTGGGCGACGATTTTGCTCCCAGATTGGAGTGCGTTTTTTGGGTTTACCAGTACCTGATGGTGTGGGTTTTTTGTTTGCGCCCGAAGGCAGACCAACCCATACTGGGTTCGTGGTGCCTTCATCAGCCCAACCATCAGCATCAACGTCGCGACGGTTTCCTGTTGGTTTTTTTGTGCCACGCATACCGCCGGTAGGTATATCAATTCTTCCGCCACCAAGCCTTCTTCTTCTGTCACCGATTCTCGGTCTATCGATTAGACCGCTGCCAATTCTTTTTCCTATTCTTGTCCCAATGCCTTTTACTGCAATATTTATTGCATCGACTGATTCGGCTGTTAGTCCGGATGTTAAAACAATTCCATATTCATCAACAAACGAATCAACCCTATGGTGGTCCAGTACTGCGTCCAGTAAAGATTTTACTTCAAAAGCATTTTCCACATCAACAGGGATATAAAAGAATTTTTCTTTTCCTGAAGCTAAAGTTTTTTCCTTGATTGCGTATTCTTCCGCATCAAATTCATTTAGTTTTTTATATTTTTTGCGTTTTTTATTGCGTCTCTTTACTAT